GCAAACAAAGGAATGGACGGTTTGTTAGAAAGAAGAGAATCGGAAGCCAAATTGGTAGAAACTTGTATATAATTATGGAACTTTCTGAAATATATTCTAATCAGGTTAAAAAAACAAATATTTCAAACATATCGGTTGGATTGAATGCTCCCACCTTTGAAAGAGATCCAAATATAATGAAATTGGAAAAAAATGTATTCGAACAATTGTTGAAAATTTCTGGACCAGATGAAAAAGAACCAGTAAAAAATTACACAAATATTAAAAATGTATCTTTTGAAGACGCTTTAAAAGAATTAGCAAATATTAAAAATAATTCATAATATTTAGTATATTATATTTAAATCTTCTCTCTATAAATAGAATTATAATACAGATAAATAAGATGTCAACTAGTTTTTTTAATCTATTTGGAAAATACCAAAACTACTTATTAATAGTTTTTAATTTGTCAAGTACCTTTAATAAAAATTCTTCATCATCACCGGAAGGTATAAGACAAGGAATATCTAAAAATTTACCTTTTTTATTTAAAAAAAGTTTTTTTTCTGTTTTTAATTCTTTGTAATTTGGTAAATTTTTTTTACAAATTTTTTTACAAATTTTAATTACTTTTGATGGATCACTGAAAAATGAATGCCATTCTTTCTTTTCACTTGAAATAAAAAGAAAAGATAATATTTTACAATTATTTTCCTTAGCAATTTTTAAAAAGTTATTTAATTCTAATTGTAATTTAGTTTGTATTAATTCTTTTATTAAAATATTACTACAGTTTACTAAACCATCTTTTAAAAGATCCCAATCATAAACAAAATCTACCACATGAACTGATAATTCATCTATATAATTTGAAATATCAAAAATTAATACATTTTCTTTTAAATAATATAAAAAATAATTTTTAACTTTTTGATCGTTCACAACTATCCATAATAGCATCAATTAAAATTTCTTCCACTATTTCATTGGGTAAAAATAAATTTGCTCTGACTATAGTTTTGTTTATTTCTGAATATTGTTCTACTAATCTATTTTTTATATTATTTGCTTCAATATACTGTTCTTTTGAAATGCCATCAAAGGATGGTTTATTTTGTAATTCAAAAGCTTCTAGTAATGGTTCACCAGAATTTGAAATTATTTCTGATAATCTTTTATAAAATCTACTTAATGGTGTTAGATATTTAACATTTTTTAAATTTTTAACTTTTTCATACAAATATGCCAAAACTGATGATTTTTTAGTTTGTTCATGTACTCTATTTAAAAATTCAGGAGATTTTACATGGTTTTTTCCATAAGGGTTGTATATACAGCCACCTCCAACATATTTTGAATTGCAATATATACATCTATTGGGATCATCCATATGAACATGTGTATTAGTAGGAGAAAACAAACAACCCTTACCATAAGATTTGGAATCACAATAAATACAACTCATACTATATAATTACTTTATTTTTATAATTATCCAATTCTTGTTTGGGTGCTTTTCCAATCCTAACATTTATTATGCCGTTGAAGTACTCGTCTTTAAAAAGAACGTCTCTATCAATTTGTTCTTTTATTTCAAAATATGCTAATGCCCATTTGGAATCACATGTTCTAATAATTTCAAATGTAAAATTTTCTTTACCGTACTTGATTATGTCTTCGTTCAAGTCATTAGATGAACTTGTATAAGTTTTCCAATCGGATTGTTTGTAACATATTCTTTTTCTAGTTTTGCCCTTTAATGGTTGTCTTCTAATTTTAGAAATACATTGTTTTTTTCCTACGTATTTTTTATTTGTTAAATTGTTTGTTATTAAATATAAAAATCCAAATGTTTCATCTGTTATTTCAATACCTTCACATAAAATCCAATGTCCAGTATCTATCATTTTTTATTTTTTTTTTGTTTTCTTTGTTATAAGTTCCGGAAATTTTCTTTTTATTACCTTTTTTCCTAATATTTTAGGTGTTCTCATATCTTTAGAAGCGTAACTATCTTTATTTGTAATATCAGATGGAGGACTATATAAAGGTTCTAATGATTGACCTAATACACTACCTACTGAATTATTTTCTAATATTTTAATTATAGTTTGTTGAAATTTATTAAACATAGTATATAATTTAATTAATATATACTTATGGATTTTTTTGAAAAATATAGATTAGAAATAAACGAAGATGTTAAAATCGATCAATTAAATTTATTGGAGCGTGAAATGCAGCATCCAGCCATACGTCACAAATGGGTTTCTAGGTTAATTCAACATAAAAAAAACAAAACTGAATTAGAAAGAAAGAAAAAAACTTTAAAACAAGAAGTATTAAAAAATATAACAGAAAAAGGAATTCCAACCGGAATTCCTAAAACTGCTATAGATAATAAAGTAGAATCATCAGAAGTAATTCAAAAAATAAATCAAGAAATAGAAGATATTACATTGTTAATTGATTATTTAGAAAGAGTGGAAAAGGTATTTTCGTCTATGAGTTATGATTTTGGGTCTATTAACAATACTATTAAAATGGAAATGACATGATTTTTTTATTAAAAAATATAAATATAAAGAATAACAAGAGTAAGAATATTTTGGCTGAAAACAAAATATTCGACTGGAATAATACAGTTTGTCCTCTTGTATTCGGAATAATTATGAAAAATTTAAAAGAAAACAATCAAATTTTATTTTTGGATGAAATAAAAAAACAGAAAAAGAAAGAATATTTTCAAAAAAACAAAAAAATAATAAACGAAAAGAAAAAACAATATCGTATTAAAAATAGAGATTTACATTTACAGCAATGTAAAAAATATAGAGAAAAAAACAAAGAACGTTTAAGAGAATATCATAAAAATTATAGAAAAATACATGGCGAATCTATGTATTTGAGAGAACAAAAAAATAAAAAAGAAAACTCAGATAGAGTTAAAAAATATTATAAAGAATATGTAAAAAAAAGAATTTTAAACGATGTAAATTTTAAAATTTCTTTAACATTGAGAAGATCTATAAACAAGGCATTACATAATAAAAAAATAATAAAGTCAAAAAAAACATTAGATTTATTGGGATGTTCTTTACAGGTTTTTAAAAAACATATAGAAACACAGTTTAAAGACGGTATGTCTTGGGATAATCATGGTAAATTTGGTTGGCACATAGATCATATTAAACCAGTATCTTCATTTAATCTTATAAATGAAGATAAACAGAAAAAATGTTTTAATTATAAAAATATGCAACCTTTATGGTGGAACGAAAACCTTTCTAAAGGAAACAAAAATATATGGTAAAAATAGAATATTCTGGTAAATCTAAACAACAATTACAATTAAATTGTAATACTACTGTTTTGAACAGAATAAGAGAATATTTTTCCGCTCCAAATCCTGCTTTTAGAAGAAATTCAAGATTCTCACAGCCTAGAATCTATGCCATCACACCATCTGGTAAATTTGATTTCGGTATGTTGGATAACATATTATCCTTCTTACAGGCAAATCAAATCCAATACAAAATAGACGATGAAGTATCAAAAAATTTAAATTTTAATTTCGTAGACAAAAAGATAGAAACATTTGAACCAGATTATGTTTATAGAGATCATCAATTGAAATCTATAGAAAAAGCATTAAAAAAAGGAAGTGGTGTAATATTAATTCCAACCGCTGGTGGAAAAACTCTTATCATGGCAGGTTTAATAAAGAGTATTCATGCACACATACAAAACAATGACGGAATTACTCTTGTTCTAGTACCAACTATTCAATTGGTCGAACAAACATATAATGATTTTGTAACATATGGTATAGAAAATATATCAAAATGGTCTGGAAAAAATAAATTAGATCCAACAACAAAAATTATAATAGCAGGAACTCAAATATTGTTATCAGATAACACAGATTTATCATTTTTAAATAATGTAAATGTTTTATTAATAGATGAATGTCACGGAATTAAAAAAGAAAATGAAATAAATAAAATTTTTAAATTTATAAATACTCCGTATAAATATGGTTTTACTGGAACGATGCCATCTACGAAAATAGATGAATGGAATATCATTGGAAAACTCGGACCGATAGTATATCAGGAAAAAACAGAAGATTTAAGAAATAAAAAGTATATATCAAATTTTAAAATAGTTATCTTGAATGTTATTCATAAAAATATACCTACATTTTCTTTAAATTTTAGTAAACCCGCAGAAGCATATCAAAGTGAAATGGACTTTCTTCTACAATCGGAAAGAAGAAATGAAATTATTTGTAAATTAGCGGATAAATTAACAAATAATACGATTATAATGGTCGATAGAATAGATCATGGGATCAATATTATTGATATTTTAAGTAAAATAACAAAAAAACAATTCTATTTCATTAGAGGGTCTACCGAAATAGAAGAAAGAGAACAAATAAGATCATTGATGGATGTAAAAAATGATGTTATAGTTGTAGCTATATCTAAAATTTTTAGTACTGGTATAAATATACCCAATTTACACAATATAATTTTTGCATCTGCTGGAAAAGCTAAAATCAAAATAATGCAATCAATAGGTAGAGCATTGAGATTACATCCAACTAAAACCATGGCAAATATATTCGATATTTCGGATAATACCAAATACGGAAAAAAGCATGTAAAAGAAAGAAAAAACCTTTACGATTCGGAGAAATTTAATTATGAAGAAAAAAATATACAATGAAGAAGATTTAATAGATGATTTAGAAGAAGATTTAGAAGAAGAAATCATTTTGGATGAGAATGATTCCGATGATGATGAATCCGATGATGAAATTTCTGATGACATTTTACTGGATGATGATATTATCTCTTTAGATGATGTTATTAAACCAAAAAGAAGAAAAAGAGGAGCAAAAAAAGAAGAATTTTACGTCGAACCAAAAAAATTCGATGAAGAAATTTTAAAATATTACGATACTGGAATTTTAACAAACGAATTAGCAGATATGGTTAATAAAATAGCGCATAAATTAAGTTATGCTTCAAATTTTATAAATTACACCTATCGTGAAGATATGGTTGGCGATGCTTTAATTAGAATGTTTAAAGCTTTGATGTCAAAAAAATATGATAGAGTAAAGGGAACAAATCCATTTTCATATTTTACCAGAATTGCGTTTAATGCTTTTAGAAACAGAATCAAAAAGGAAAAACATATCAATGAAACACATTTAAAATACCAAGAAGAGATTATGTTTATGTCAGAAAACCAAAGTCTTTATAAGAATAAAAAAAATATATATAATAATGATCAAAAAAATTAAATTCTTACATAATCATTTACAGTCTTTCCATCATATATTTTTTTAACAAAATGAGTAGTTAAATTTAATTTATTTTTACATTCTGTTAAATTATAAAAATAAAATTCTTCTTTTGTTTTTATATTCAAAATTTTAAAACTTTTATTTTTATAATGTGATCTACTCATATTTTTTTTACCAATTAAAGATTTCTTTTTTCTACAACCAAAAAATAAATTTTTTTTAGTGATATTTTTCATTTTTTCATTTCTACCAATTTTCCATAAATTTTTATCAAAAGTATCTAATAAATTTTTTAAAATATACTTTTCTTCTTTGGTTATAGTATTATGAATCCAAATTCTTAATACATTAGATGGTCTACCATATTCCCATTCATTCAAATCTATTATAGAATTAGATGGAACCATTTTTGATTCCATTGTTTTTTTATTAAAAATATGTTTATATCCTTTCATCGTATTGCTTCTTTTTATTTTTTCTTCGTTTGACATTTTTTTACCACTAGTAGAAAAACCAAAATTTGTTTGTTTGGCTTTATTATAAAACTCATTATTAACATTTATATTATACAAATTATGATAATATATTTCTTTTTCTCTAACATCTTTTAAATTTCCTATAAAAAGATATTCTCTTTTAAAACCATTCCATCCCAATTCTTTAAAATCTTGTAACAATTCTTTATTTCTAGAACCAATATAATTTTTCCAATTTGATTCTTTTCCATTATATTTAAAAAATGATTTATATCCTATATATTTTTTATTATAATTTTTATGATTTTTATTTATATTTGTATGCATATAAACAAATCCATAATCTATTTTTGGTATTATTTTCATACCTTAATATTTATAACAGCAATCATGATAAATTTGACTTTTTTTAAAAAGCATGTTAAATTAATTATTAATGGAATTAGATAAAAAAATAGGATTGTTTTCAGATATTCATCTAGGATTAGAACAAGACAGTGAAAAGTGGCATAATATTGTTTTAAATTTTGCTAAATGGGCTAGTGATATATATTATAAAAAAGGTATTAAACAAATATTAATACCTGGTGATATATTTCACAATAGACGTGAAATAAGTGTTAATACATTATCTGTTGCTAAACAATTTTTTGATTATTTTAAAAAATTCGATGTGTTTATTTCAACAGGAAACCACTGTTGTTTTTTAAAAAACGATAGCGTTATAAATTCAATATCTATTTTAGATGGATGGAATAATATTAAAATTTTTGATAAAGATCCAGTAATTTTAACTTATAAAGATAAAAAAATATCAATGGTTCCATGGGGAGTTGAATTTGACCAAATACCGGAAACTGATATTTGTATTGGACATTTTGAGATTTCATCGTTTTACATGAATACATATAAAGTGTGTGAACATGGAATGCAGTCGAGTGATCTTTTTAAGAAGTCTAAAACTATTGTATCTGGACATTTTCACAAAAAAGATCATCGCAAATATGAAAACGGTGAAATAGTTTATTTGGGAAGTCCATATCAGCAGAATTTTGGAGATACGATGGATGAACGTGGAATCTATATCTATGATATAGACAATAATGAATTTGAATTTATTGAAAATGATATATCACCAAAATATTTTAAACTATCTGTTAGTAAAATATTGAGTAATTCGGATGATATTAAAAATAAAATAGAAAACAACCATGTCAGTTTAGTTGTAGATTGTGATATAGACTACGAAAACCTCAATTTATTAAGCTCGAAGCTTCAAAAACACTCGCCAGTAAATTTTAGAATAGATTATCAAGATGTAGAAACAAAAAATGACACCAAAATAGTGGAAAAAAATTTAGAATTTGTTAATATATTAGATGATATGGAATTTTATATCAATAATATTGATATAAAAAATAAAAAAGAAGTTTTAGAATATATAAAGGAAATTTACACTCTCAAAAATACATGAACAATAACGAAATAGGAATAGGAATAATTGATGTTTATTCGGATGAAGATTTACAAAATTGTATTTCTTCTATACCACAAGAATTTAAAGATAATATTGTAACAGTTTCAAATAAACGGAAACCTTCGATAGTTTGTAATAGACACTATTCTAATGATGTACCATTTGCTACACTTAGAAATTATCTATTAACGCAATTAAGAATCAAAGGATTTAAGTATTATTTTATTTTAAATTCAAATATTAAAATAAAAAATCCTGATATATTCAATAATACAATAAAACTTGCCAATACCTTTGGCACTTGGTTTATTACTGGACAGGGTGATAAAAATGTAACATTAGAAGATGATACAAACAACTTGTCTTTGAATATTAGTCCAACATTGAATACAAATTTTATATTTTTATACTCCGGTATAATTAAAAATTTTGGTTTCTTTGATGAAAGATTTTTTGATACAAAAGATTTGGATGTTTTAGATTATATATTAAAACTTAGAAGAAAAGATGTGTATCCCCCGAATCATTATAATCCAACAATCGATTCTTCTGATGTTGAAGAATCTTCATCAGAAATAGAAAAAATAAATTTTAAAGATTTTAGCACAATTCAAAAAAACAATGGAAAAATGGAAAAATCATTGGAAATGACTTTTGCATATTTCTATCATGAACACAAATATATACCAAATCAAAATGATCCAGTTGGTGTGACTCAAGATGAATTGTTTAAATTCATGGAAAAATTACAAGCGCAATATGGAAACAGTCAAAAATAAAATTGGTTGCGCTTTAATAACCTGTGACAGATTGGATTTTTATAAAAAATCCTGTGGTTCTTTGTTAAACTCTATTAAAGATAAAAACATAGAGTGTGTGGTAGTAAATGATGGTATCGAGAAAATAAAAGAATGTGAATGTTCTTATATAGAAACTACTGGAAAGTGTGGTGTTTCTGTTGCTAAAAATAAAGGATTGGAATTTTTAATTAAAAGAGGATGCGAACATATATTCTTAATGGAAGATGATATTCAAATTACAAATGGAGAAGTTTTCCAAGCATATATTGATGCATCCAAAAAAACCGGAATAAAACATTTCAACTATGCATTACATGGTAATCACAATTTAAACCGCTTTGGAGAATCAGATATAAGAAAAACTGTAAAATACCCAAACGGAATAGAGATTGAACTATATAGTAATGTTTTGGGAGCATTTAGTTATTATCATATCGATGTATTAAACGATATAGGACTATTTGATGAGGGTTATTATAACGCAATGGAACATGTTAAGCATACCTATGATGCATCGTTAAAGGGTTATACTACGCCTTGGAGATGGTTTGTTGATATACATAATTCATCCAACTATTTGAAAGACATTGTACCTGATCATCAGCAATCTAAAATAAGAAACGATTCAGATTTTCAAAATACTTTTAAAAAAGGGTTGGATAGGTTTATCGAACAAACCGGATTTAGTGTGGTGCATGGATATGGTAAATCGGAACCGATTATATCAGAAGAAGAATGTTTAAAGAATTTGAGAAAAATATGGAAAAAATATCATCAGGAATAGGTGTTGCAATTATAACATATAATAGACCCGACTATTATAAAAGGGTATTGGAATCGATACCTAGAAATATGATAGACTTCTTGGTTGTTGTGAATGACGGTTACGACATTTATACAAAAGATAACGATGCGGAAATTGTAATTCAAACTAACAAGCAAATGGGTGTTGCCGTTTCAAAGAACTATGCAATCAAAGTGTTGGTGGAGAAATTTAATTGCGAGCATATCTTCTTAATAGAAGATGATATCATAATAAAAAGACCTGATGTGTTTGAAGCGTATATAAAAGCTGCTAATTCAACAGGGATTCATCATTTGTGTTATGAAAAGGTTGCAGGAAACGAAAAGTCCTTGAAATATACATTAGAACAACCAGATGGTGTTAAATTGGGCTTTTATCACAATCCTCAAGGTGCATTTATGTATGTAAATGCGAATATTCTTAAAAAAATAGGATATTTTGATGAAAATTATGTAAATGCGTTTGAACATATAGATTTTGCTTATTCTTTGATACAAAAAAACGTAGCTCCCCCATTTTGGTATTTTCCGGATCTGCTAAACAGTGAAGATTATATAACCGATATAGAAGGAAGCAGTCAAAATTCATCAATAACCAATAAAGATGGATATAATCATAATTGGCAAAGATCCGCTCAATATTTTGTAAAAAAATGGGGGAAATTTACAAACGAAATTATAGATGAAGGTATAGATAATTTAAAAAACAATATAATTTTCTTACAAACAAATTATAGCAGGAAGAAAAATGTTAATAAGAATCAAAAATTGACTATAGTAGTTCCATATAGAGACAGAAAAGTTGCATTGGATATATTAATACCCAATTTAATAGGTTATGTTGGAAAACAAGTGGAAAAATTTGAAATTTTAGTTGTAGAACAAAACGATCAACTTCCATTTAACAAAGGCAGATTGAATAACATTGGATATAAATTAAAATCTGATGATTCGACATATGTTTGTTTCCATGATGTTGATTTAATACCAGAATTTTCGGATTATAGTTATCCACACATGCCATCACATATTAGTAGTCATTGTAGTCAATTTGCATACATCAATATTCCAGATAAAATAATGGGAGGTGTTATAATTTTCAAGAATGAACACTATGAAAAAGTAAATGGTTTTAGTAATGATTATATTGGATGGGGTAAGGAAGACGATGATTTATATTTAAGATGCGAAAAGGAAAATTTGTTTCCATATAAACACGCATTGGGAAGATTTTATAGCGTACCTCATCCACTTAGATTAAAAGACGAAAACGAAAAATTGATGCACGTTAAAAACGGAGAAAAATTTAATGATTTTTTAAACGGTAACAAAGATTACAAACAAGAGGGATTAAACAAAATATATCTAAACGATTTTTCAATTGAAGTAACCCAAAATCAATTATATCAACATTGTAAAATAAAATCAAAATAATGAAAAATATACTTTTTTTAGAAGAAATGTTTCATATGCAGGGTTCTACTAGAGCAATGGTGGATTATGCTCATTTCAATGAAAAATTATTAGGAAATAAATCTATTTTAGCATTTGGTCAGAGAGAAAATTTTCCTCCTTGGACAGAATCGCCATTCAAAGAGATGGCAGATAAAACGCTAGATTCTTTATCGGAACGATTCTATGTGTTTTTTTACAAAAATATAAATGATTTAGAAATTTTTATAGATAAAAACAACATACATGGGATGTATAATATTAAATCAGGAGAACCAGTTGGAGTTTTCCCAAAAAATACTAAAACACTAGTTCACTCAGTTTTTCCACAACCCATATCTAATGTACACGGACACAAATTTGCATTTGTTTCCAAATGGTTGTCTGATGTATGCTCTGGTGGTAGAGTGCCTTTCGTTCCTCATCTGATTAATATTCCAAAAATAGATAAACAAGAGTCTAGAAAACACATAAGAAATCATTTTAATATACCAGAAAACGCATTTGTATATGGAAGGATAGGTGGATATAACGATTTTAATTTACCTTTTGTTTATAGTGCAATATCAAACGCATTAAACACAAGAAAAGACCTATATTTTCTTTTAATTTGCACAAAACCTTTTATAAAACATGAAAGAGTTATATATGTAGATCCTATACATGATTTAAAACAAAAATATATTCATATAGCAGCATGTGACGCTATGATTCATGCTAGACATCATGGAGAAACGTTTGGTTTGGCTATAGCAGAGTTTTGTGCTTTGAATAAACCAATTTTAACATGGAAACATGGACATGGGAAAGGTTATATTGATATTTTAAAAAATGATGCTATATATTATGAAGACGAAAATGATTTATTTCATCATTTTATAAATTTCATACCTGATACAACAAAGGATTATAATTCTTATAGAGATTATAACCCAGAGAATGTTATGAAACAATTTAATGATGTGTTTTTAAATGACGTATGAATATTTTATATATAACAAAAGGAGATCATGTAGATTATCAAAACGATTGTTTGTTAATTGGTTTAAAAGAATTGTATGGTTCTAGCGTTGTAGACATAAACAAGCAATTACATAATTATGAAACTTATGATACATCATTAGTTAACAGTCTTTATGGAAAGGGAATGACAGTTTCTAGGGTATTACCCGACTTAGAAGTGGATAGAACCAATTTATCAGCAAAAATAAAAAATAATTTTTTTGATTTAATAGTGTATGGTTCTATATGGAGGTGTGATGACCATTTAGAGAAAGTTTTAGAACATTATCCAAAAAACAAAGTAATAGCAATAGATGGAGAGGATCATGTTTTCATACATAAGTCGTATGGTTTGGGAATAAAATATTTTAAAAGAGAATTAACAGAAAAACACGAAAGACTTTATCCTATATCGTTTGCATTTCCAACAAACAAGTTAAATTTCAAAGGAACAAAAATTAAAAATTTTGCTCATATTACACCATTAGACACATCGACTTACATATACGACAAAGAAATCGATTATTATAATGATTATAACTCATCTAGATTTGGTGTTACTATGAAAAAAGGAGGTTGGGATTGTTTGAGACACTATGAAATATTGGCTAATGGATGTATTCCATATTTTATAAGTATAGAAAAGTGTCCAGATTTGACTTTGACTGATTTCCCCAAAAATTTATGCAAAGAAGTGAATGAATTATTCAAAAATGAGAAACCCGAAAAAATATTCGAAGAATATATAGAGAAATTTCAAACACATTTCATAAATAATAACACAACACAAAAATTAGGAGAAAAATTCATATGTACCGTTACGATATAATAAACAAACTGATTAAAAAATATGATTACAAGTCCTATTTGGAAATAGGAACACAATTTGGACAGTGTTTTCAACACATTGACATAGAAAATAAAATATGTGTAGATCCTGTTAAAAATTATGATAAATTAACATACGAAATAACATCAGACGATTTTTTTCAACAAAACAAAGAAAAGTTTGACATTATTTTTGTTGATGGTTTACATACAGAAGAACAATGCTTAAAAGATATTTTAAACTCTGTTAAAAATTTAAATAAAAATGGTTCTATAATCGTACATGATTGTTTACCAAGCGATGAAAAATATACAGATATAAATTGGAACGGAACTGTTTATAGGTCTATAATAGAACTTCGTTATTGGTATTCGGATGTCGATGTAAAAGTAATTGATACGGATTGTGGATGTGGCTTTATAAGAAAAGGGAAACAAGATCCATATAATAAAGTTCCAATTTCGTTATCAAAAACTTTTGATTATTACCATAATCATAAAAAAGAATTAATGAATGTAATAAGCGTTGATGAATTTTTAAAATGTATAGCGTAATAATACCTACGTTGTGGCGAAGTAAAAGAATTAAAAAACTATTACAGGATTTATTATTGTGTAAATCTGTCGGTGAAGTTATTATTATCGATAATAACTCATCAGAGAGATGTATTAATGTTGATGGTCACGATAAATTAAAAATAATAGATACTGGCAAAAACGAATATGTAAATCCAAGTTGGAATTTGGGTGTTGCTAATGCTAACTGTGATTTTGTTGCATTGTGTAACGATGATATTAATTTTAATCCTAATATTTTTGAAAAATTAAAATTGAATAATAATGAATTAGTGGGAATTTCAACCTCTTGTTATGAAATAACCGAAGATTCTGAATATAAATTAGAGGAATGTAATTCTAGATGTTTTGGATTTGGTTGTTTGATGTTTTTTTCTAAAAAAAGTTATAAACCAATACCTAACAGGTTTAAAGTATGGTATGGTGATGACTATTTAATGGGTTATTTTCCAAAAAAATACCAACTTAATGGACTATCGATAAAAACAGAAATGAGTACCACCTCAAAAAGCTATGAATTTTATAAATTAATTTTACAAGATGAAGAAAAATATAAAAGATTAACTACTGGAAAAAATTTAGTAGTAATAACATCGGTAATCAATCCTTTTGATGTTTCAATTTATAATCCACAACAAAGATTGGAACAATTGATAAAAAATACTATTCCATCTTTAAAAAAGAAGATACCTAACTGTCACATAGTAATAATTGAAGGTAGTGAATTATCCAAAGAGCAAATTGATGTTGTAAAAACCAGCGGTGCTAATGAATTGTTAAACGTAAATGTAAAAAATTTTGCAAAAAGTTATGGTGAAGTATTTTTATTGTTAAATTACTTTAAAAGTCCATTTTTTCAAAAATTGATCAATGAAAATAATATCAACACTATTAATAAAATATCGGGTAGATATTATTTGACAGATGAATATGATTTTTTGGAGCATAATTTAGATGAATGTGTTATTTTGAAAAAAGATAGTAATACATGGTCTGGTAAAGGACTTTGTGAAACTAGATATTATAGGTTTCCAACTGAGTATTTAAACCATTATGTTTCAAAACTAGAAAAAATAAGTGTTTCTGGAATATCTTTAGATATAGAACATTCGTTTTACGAAAACGAAATATTACCATTTGATAAAATTAAAAAATTAGATAGAATAAATGTACAGGGAAATGTAGCTCCCAATGGAAAATTCGTATCTGATTAATGAAAAACATAAAATTTAAAACTTTAAACATTAAAAACTTTTTATCTGTAGGTGAACAAGAAATAAATTTAGATTTTAAAACTGGTATAAATTTATTAACTGGTGTAAACAAAGATAATAATACCAGAAATGGAGTAGGGAAATCATCAATAATAGAATCTATATTTTGGTGCTTGTTTGGGAGTACTATAAGGGACATCAAAAACGATAAGATCATTCACAACCAGCAAAAAAAAGGTTGTGAAGTTCATTTATCTTTTCAGATTAATGAATCAGATAACATAGTTTCCAATTATGAAATAAAAAGATTTCTTGGTCCAAGTAAAATAGAAATCTATAAAGATGGTAAGGATGTTACATTATCAACAATACCAGCTAATGATGAGTTTATTCAGAAGTTGATTAGAGCGACACCAGAAGTGTTTAATAATGCTGTTATAATGACAGCTAATAATACTCTTCCTTTCATGGCTCAGAAAAAAATAGACAAAAGAAAGTTCATAGAAGGAATTTTGAACCTGAATATCTTCACCGATATGCTTTTAAAAGCCAGATCGGATTTTAACGATACAAAAAAAGAGAATGATATACTTTCTAACAATTTTTTAAATCAACAAAAAAATTTAGATATATTTGAAAATCAAATTTTAAAAAATAAACAAAGGAAAAAGGAAAAGATAGATGTTATAACTGCAAATATTTCTAAAATAGAAAGTGATATAAAAGTTATAGAAGATACTGAAGTATCAATTGATGATATTATCACAAAAATCAAAGAAAATGATGCAAAACTTTCCAAGTTGGATGATGCTTTATCCAAGTTGGATGATGATATATTAGATTTTTCAAAAAAACAAATAGAATACAATACACATATTCAAAACGAAAAAAATAAACTAAAAGATTATGATAAAAAGAAAGATTTCTGTCCAACTTGTAATAGAAAGTTTGAAAATTCGAATGTAGACAATCATTTATGCTTAAAGGAAGAGTGTTTGAATATTATTGAACACAATGAAACATTGTTAATAGACATTAAAGATAAAATCGGAGCTAAAAATTCAAAAAAACAAGAAATAAAACAATTTATAACAAGTATAAAAGATAAAAATAAAAAATTACAAGAAGAAAAAACATCAGCAGAATTAAAAAATCAAAAAATATTAAACTTAAAAGAAAAAATTAAAGATTATAAAAATCAAATAATAGAAATAAACACGGAAAAAGATGATTCCGATGAACAAATAGAAAAAATTAAAGGAGATATTGATAAACTCGAAAAGGAATTGGCAAAGGTTAAAAAGCATTTATCAATTTTAGAAGAAATCAAATTTGTATTATCGGAAGAAGGGGTAAAGACACACATTATTAAAAAATTATTATCTCTTTTTAATCAGAAAATTAATTTTTATCTAAAAACTATGGATGCACCATGCACATGTGAATTCGATGAAACATTTGAAGAGAAAATTGTTAATACGACAGGAAAGGAATGTTCATATTTCAACTTTAGTGGTGGAGAAAGAAAGAGAATCGATATTTCTATACTGTTTGCATTTCAAGATTTGTTAAGATTGTATTCTGGCACATCATTTTCTATAAGCATATATGATGAACTATTCGATTCTGCTATAGATGAATCGGGAATCGATAAAATAATGAATATTTTGAAGAAGAGAGTTGAAGATTATAATGAAAGCATTTACATAGTATCACATAATAAATCTTCTATTAGAAATAACTTTGATAATATACTAGAATTGGAAAAAAATGATGGAAAAACCGTTTTAAAAATTTGACATAGCTCATATAAAATATAAATTATAGTATGGTATCAATACCCGATGATAAATGCTCTGGATACGGTTTAATAGATTTATTAAAACCCAAAAATCAAAAAATAACAGGAATAGAAATAGGAAGCGATAAAGGAAATACTACTAGTTTTTTATTAAAAACTTTACAAAACTTGTTTATTTATTGTGTTGATCCTTATGAAAACTACATAGATTGGAATAGTAATCAATTATATGAAAGAGAATCGACATTTCAAAATTTTATAAATAGAATGACTGATTATAGTGATAGATATAAATTATACAGAAATAAATCCGATGATGCTTTTAAATTTTTTGAAAAAAAATCTGTTGATTTTATTTTTATAGATGGTCTTCATACATATGAACAAGTTAAAAATGATTGTCAAAATTACTATTCAATTTTAAAGGATGGTGGTATTTTTTCTGGACATGACTATAATACAATTTTAGAAGTAAAAAATGCAGTAAATGAATTTGCAAAAAGCGTAAACAAAAAACAAATATTTTTAACTGATTTTGATGTTTGGTATTTTTATAAATAAAAATTTGATAATTAATATATTTGTGTTATATATAATATATGGCATTAAAATTTAAAAACGCACCAGAAAATAATAACAATGTGGTATATGAATACCAACCATTCAAAGGAGGTTTACCCGCCATGCCAATGGGAACTCCTGTTGGTATGCCCACCTACTCATATGTAGGTTATAAGCCTGTTAGAATACCTTCTGCTCCTCCTATTGAAATGCCAGAAAGCAATCTACCAAGAGCCTTGAATTACTATGCTGATTATGGTGGTTGTGGATTTTGGAGAATGATATGGCCCGAATATGTTTTAAATGGATATCAAAAGGCTTGTATTTCTGGAATGACACAGATGATATTAGATTTGCGTTTTTATGGTTCATTAAAATCCATAAGAATGCAAAGACAGGCAACTCCTGCGCAAAACTCTTTTATAAAAGAACTGCATAAAGTTAAATCTCAAACCGGATATAGATTAATATACGAAATTGATGATATAGTATTTAAAGACGATATTCCCGATTATAATAGATGCAAAGATGCATTTGTTGATGAAAACATAGTAAAGAGTATTATGGAAATTATGGGAATGATGGATGAGATTACCGTTACCTGTAAATACATGAAGGAATACTATATTTCTAAAACTGGAAATAAAAATGTTACAGTCATTCCCAACTATCCTCCAAAATTTTGGTTAGATAAATTCCATAATAGAGAAAGATTACAAAAAACATACGAACAAAATAAGAAAAGACCTAGAATTTTATATTCTGGATCAGGAACACACATTGATGTATTGAATAAAACAGGACTCAATGATGATTTCAAGCATGTTACCGATGCTATCATTAAAGCCAGAAAGAAATTTAAATTTGTTTGGAAGGGTTGTTATCCATTAGTAATGAAACCATTTATTGATAATGGTGAAATGGAATATATTGATTGGTCGCCTCTATTGGAGTATCCACAAGGATTATATGATGCTAATTGTAATGCGGTCTTTGCTTCGTTACAAGATAATGTGTTTAATAAATCCAAGAGTAACATTAAAATGATAGAATCGGGAGGATTAGGACTACCCGGTGCGTTTCAAGACTTGTGTACATACGAAGAAGCAGACTTCAAATTTAAATCCGGTGATGATTTAATAAATCAGTTAGAACATTTAACTTCTGACTTTGATCGTTACATGAAATATTCCGATAAATCTAGAAAATTCGTAGAAGGATTGTGGTTAGAGGATCATATATTAAAATACGAAGCATTGTATTTTACTGCGTGGGGATCAAAGGAAAGAAACATACTTTGTCCAGATTTAATAAAATTAAATCCCGATCAAAAGATATAAATTTCTTGATTTTTATTCCAAAAACATTAATATAATCTCATGGGTTATCGCAATGTTTATTATAATGCCAAGGATGAATGTGTTCATCTTTGGACATGGGACGAAAATGGCAATAGAATCAAAACCGAAAGTAGTTTTGAGCCATTTTTATTAGTAGAATCACCAGATGGTGTAGATGGCGTATCGGTATTTGATACAAAATTGAAAAAAATAAAGTTCAAGAATCAATTTGAAAGAAGTAAATTTTTAAATAGTACTACTATAACCAGAATATTTCATAATTTGAATGCGGAACAGCAATTCTTATTAGAAACATTTAAAAAAGATTCTGAAAAAGAAGATTTTAGCAAAAACAAGTTAAAGATTTTCTATATAGATATCGAGACATATGGTAGAGATGGGTTTTCTACACCAGAAGAGGCTAGAGATCCAATAAATCTTATTACAATATATGATTCTATATCAGAACACTATTATACATGGGGTACTGGTGGATCATATACGTCTAAAAATTCAAATGAAACATACGTCAAGTGTTCAAATGAAGAAATTTTACTAAAAAAGTTTTTAGATTTTTGGGAATCGGATTATCCTGATGTTGTTAGTGGATGGAATATTTGTGGATATGATATTCCATATATTATAAATCGTTTGGCTATTATATTCGATGATCAAGAGGCAAAACGATTGTCACCCGTGTCTAAATTGAGATTTGTTGAGAACCTGTCTCTAAACAAAATGGGAAAACGAATGGATAGATGGTATATATGCGGAATAAGCATTCTGGACTATATGGAAGTATATAAAACATTCTCTTTGGGTGACAGAGAATCATATAGTTTAAATTATATTTCTGATTATGAACTAGGTGATTCGAAAATTGCTTATGTTGCATCGTCTTTAGCCGATTTGGCGGATAATGATTGGAACACATTCGTTGATTATAATATTCAAGACGTAAAACTTCTAATTAAACTGGAAGACAAGTTAAAATTTTTGAAATTGGTAAGAAATCTTTCATATAGAGGATTCATACCATTTGAAAAATCAATGGGAAAGGTTTCTCTTATCACCGGAGCAGTTGCAAATCAAGCACAGAAGCAGGGTGTGTATATACCGACCTTTAATATTGAAAATGTTAAACAGAAATTTGCGGGTGGGTTTGTAATGGAACCCAAACCGGGTCTGTACGAGGATGTCGTAACATACGATGCAAACAGTCTATACCCAAACACCATTATCACATTAAACATTTCACCAGAAACTAAAATTGGAAAAATTGTTAAGATTGATGATGAAAAATACACATTAAAATTATCTAATAATAAAAATGTAGTTTTGGAGAAAGAAAAATTTGATAAATTGGTGCAGAAAGAAAAATTATCAATATCAGAAGCTAATGTTTTATATACACAAAAGATCAAAGGTGTTGTTCCTAACTTGATTGATGGTTTATATCAAGAAAGAGTTGCAGCAAAAAACAAAATGGGAGATGCTGCTAAAAAGTTGAGTCTTACTAATGATAGTAAAGAGATAGAAAGATTAAAAGAAGAAATAAACGACAATGATACATTGTCTAACGTGTATAAAGTAATCTTGAATTCCATATATGGCGTATTTTCACAAATATATTCTCCTCTTTTCGATATTGATCATGCAGAAAGTGTAACATTGACTGGTCAATCGGTTGTAAAAAAAGGTTCAGAGATAGTTTATGAATATTTAAAAACCAAAGGGTTTGATGGAGGATTAGAAGACGTTTGTGTATATCAAGACACCGATAGTGAGTTCTTTTCATTTAAAAAATTCTTTGATAAGAATGGTGTATCATTAAAAGATGAAACCGGAAACATTTCTAAAGAAGCACATTCATTAATCGAAGAATTCGGAAAGGTTTTGAATGTAAAAATTAATGAATGGGCGGCTAATAAATTCAATTCGATAGATACTAGATATTTCTTCAAAAGAGAAAAGATATGTGATGTTGCAGTTTTGCAAAAAAAGAAATACTACATATTACATATATTGGATAGCGAAGGAACAAAGGTTGATAAATTTTTATACAAGGGAATTGAGGTTGCAAAATCTATTCTATCCAAAGAAATTAAAGATTTAATTAAAAAGATTATAGAATCCGCTATTATTTCTAAAAACAGAAAGGTTGCCAATACATTATTCCAAAATGGGTTTGAAGAGTATTGTAATATGACACCAGAACTAATATCTTCTAGAAAAAAGGTTAATAATTACGAAAAGTATCTAAACAATATGGAAAGTGATGGCAAATTTGGAAAAGGAACTCCTAATCATGTCAAGTCTGCTATTAACTATAATAAATTAATTGATATATTAAAAATAACAGATAGATATCAACATATTTCTAGTGGGGAAAAGATAAAAACCATATATTGTTTGAAAAACAGTTTGGGATTTGACACATTAGCATTTCCTAATGATTTTCCTAAAGACTTTTATCAATATATAAAGCCAGATTATAGAAAGATGTTTGAAAAAAATGTAATACCTCCTATTAGCAGAGTATTTCAAATTATTGGGTGGCCTTTACCCGCTATAGGATGCGAACATGTTACCGATTTAAACGATCTTTTTTCATAAAAAAAGATTTGAACGATTCCATAGATAATTGTCTTCTCAATTCTGCAAAATGTGATGCTAATTCTTCATCGGTCAAAGGTTTTTCTTCTCTTTTAACAGATGGTATAGTATTAATTTCAGAATTAATTTCATTTAAACGACTATCAATATATGATTCTAATTCAGAATCTGTCATTTCATTAAATAAATCATTATCAATAGATATTGGTAATGATTTATGTACCCATTCGTTTTTGGTTCTATCGTATCTAAAATCTTTTTTCATTTTTTATATTTATCATAGTTGACATTTTAATATATCATATTAATATATTAATATATGAGTAACACAACAGAAACAAACAACAACACAACACCAATCATCTTCCTAGATGCAGTAGGAAGAACTATCATGGGAACTCCTGCATCATCTACTGATGATAACATTTTAAATGTTAATAATCCGGTAGTAATCATGGTGGGTGGAGACAACTCTGGAAAAATGTCGGTTCAACTCTTTCCGTTGTTCTTTAGAGAATTTCTAGGAGATAAAAATTCCGATGTATGCTTTTCATATAAGAAGAACACGATTACCTTGAGTAATATCGAAGCAATTGACTTTAGATTGCAAGCCCAATACCTACAAATGTTCTCTAAGGCAAATTCTTTTGTCTCACCAGAACCGCAACAAGAACAAAAATCTGAACAAAAAGTGGTTAACTTATTCGATGAATGATGTTTAGTGTAAATATAGAAAATAAAAACCCGAAAAGTCTTTGACTTTTCGGGTTTTTTCTTTATACTAAAAACATATGGCTAAAACTAAAAAAGAAAACACAGAAGAACAAGAAGTAACCGGAACAATCGAAGAAGCATTTAAGATTTTAGATGATTTAAATCCAGAAGCTTCTTTTTTGGATGAAAATAGTTTATCAACAGTAAAAGATTGGATTGATACTGGATCAATGGCACTAAATGCAATTATTTCTGGTTCTTTGTATGGTGGAATTCCAATGGGTAGACTTTCTGGATTTATCGGACCAGAATCTTGTGGAAAAACATTAATCGCAAATAAGATTATGGCAAATGCACAGAAAAAGGGAATGCACGTTGCATATTTTGATACGGAGGGAGCATTAGACGAAGATACTGCAAAAAGATTGGGTTGTGATCCTTCAAAAATTAAACATGCACCAACAGAATTGACCGAACAATGTAGAAATCAAATTGTGAAGTTCTTGGATACTGTTATTGAAAAGAAATTACAAGGAAAAGTATTAATTGTTATCGATTCACTCGGAAATCTTATTACAACACAGGAAAAAAAGAAGATCGATGAAGGTAGCGATACACCAGACATGGGAAATAGAGCAAAAGCATTGAAGAGTATGATGAGAGCAATTACACATTCTGCTGCAAAGGCAAATTGTCCTATCGTTTTTACTAATCATATTTACGATGATCCATCACAGTTGCATCCAACAGCTATTAAAAAGCAAGCAGGAGGATCTGGTCCACTTTATATGGCATCTGTCATTGTTCAAATGGCAAAAAAGATAGAAAGAGCCAGTGATAGTAAGAATAAAGATTCTAACGAGACAACAACATCATTAGCAAAGGATATTAATGGATTGACATTGCGAGCATTTACAACAAAAAATCGATTCGTTGTTCCATTTCTTGAGACTGAGATGTATTTGAACTTCAAAACAGGTTTAAACAAGTATTCTGGACTCCTTGAAATGGCAGAAGGATATGGTGTTTTGGAGAAACAAGGTCATCGATATGCATTGAATGGAGAAGTATTAGGGTTCTTTAAAGAATTTAAAGATAATCCAGAAGTTTGGGATAAGATACTTCCATTATTGGAAGCCAAACTTGTTAATGAGTTGTCATTTAAAAACGAAAAGACCGAAACACTCTAATTTTTAAATGTTAAAACAACTTCCTCTTGATTTAGAGTTATATGAAAACATTGTAATATACAATGCATTGATGGATCAAGGATATTTAGAGACGATTATTCATTATGTTAAGCCCACATTCTTTAAAAATAAAAATTTAAGGACAGTTTATGAGTCTATATCGTCTTATTATTCCGAATACAAGAAAGTACCAAATATAACAGAGTTAAAAACACACTTGGTAGATCAAGATAAAAGGGATTCTCTTAAAGAAACCATTTTATCATTCAAGAATATTGATAAAAAATATGATAAAGATGTTTTATTAAAAAATACCGAACGATTTATTAAAGAAAAGTCGGTACTCAATACTGTTTTAAAGACTTCTCTTGATATACAAACTGGTAGTATCAACCCATCAAAGATATTGAAGGAGTTTGAGAGTGCCTGTAACATATCATTGATTGATAATAATGGTTTTGATTATCTGGAATCGATTGATAAGCATTGTGAAGATCTACAACAGGTTTTTAATGTCATTCCAACAGGTTGGAAATGGCTTGATGAAAAGTTTGGTGGTGGATTAATGGCAGAAGGTAGAGCATTATATGTTTTCTTTGGTGTTACTAACGTAGGAAAATCTATATTTCTAGGTAATATGGCAACAAATCTTTTAAATCAAGACAAAACAGTTGTATTAATTTCGTTAGAAATGCCAGAACAGATATATGCAAAAAGAATAAGTTCTCAATTATCAAAAATACCATTCTGTGATTTGAAATTACAGACAGATTCTTTAAAAAAACATCTAAATCAATATAAGGTTACGAATAAAAACTCTAAATTAATAATTAAAGAGTTTCCTCCTAAAACAGTAAGTCCATTACACATTAAAGCATATCTAGAAAAATTGGTTCGTAGTGGAATTAAGCCAGATGCTATTGTAATAGATTACCTAAACCTAATTGCACCCAGTAACACGGGTCTGGATTCATACGAATCTGTTAAACAAATAACCGAAGAGATTAGGGCATTGTCATATACATTCAGTTGCCCTATTATTTCTGCAACACAAGCAAATAGAAGTGCTTTTTCTACTCCAAATCCAGATATGGATATGACAAGCGAATCCATGGGTCTGTCACATACGGTAGATGCACAGATTTCTATTTGGACAGAGAAGGAAGATTTTGAATTGGGTATTATTCACATGGGAATTGTCAAAAATCGATTCGGTCCAAGACAATGCCATACTGTTTTAGAGATAGATTACGATACTCTCTCATTAAAAGATCCCGATGATGTAGCAAAATCATTCTCTGTTAAAACTCCAAAGAAACAAAACATGTCAATAGATGGAGAATTGAGTGGTTCTGTAGTTAATACATTAGATTTGATAGAAAGTTTGAGTTTAGATGATGAAAATTAGACATATGTGATTAAATAGTGATATGTCAAATGACACATATCATGTTTTTACACATAAAGATTTAGATGGTGCGGTTAGTTTATTGACCTTTTTATGGTCTAAACCAAATGATACTGTTTTATTCCATGAAATAACAAATCTAGAAATAGATAAAATAAAACAGAACATAAAAAGATTATCAAATCCCAAAAATGTTTATATATTTGATTTGTCATTAAGACAAAATTTTTTACCAGAGTTAGATGAATCGTTTATAACCATAGTAGATCATCATAAACGCTCAGAAGATTTTTTAAAATTGTTTAAAAAATCAAAAATACTATACAAAGAGTATTCTTCGAATTGTCTTTTAATAAAAAGGTTAATGTGTGATGATAAAATTGAATTAACCCCATCACAAAAAAAACTTATAGCATTAACCGATGACTATGATTCAAATACTATGAGTTTTAAAGAATCTTATGATTTAAATATTCTGTTTTGGATGGAATATAAAGACAATTTCCCCAAATTTATTGAAGATTATAAAAATGGTTACAAAGAACCATCTCCGGAACAGAAAAAAAAGATAGATATAGCAAAAGCTTTAGCAAATAAGGAAGCATCAAACGTTCAAATATACAAGGGAACTCTTAATATAAAAGGAATCACAAAAACCACTATAGGAATACAGGTAAATTATTTCAATTCCCTAATGTTGGATGCTGTTATGAAAAAATATGATTCCGATTTATACTTTTTCATAAATACAAAATCAAATAAAGTAAATATAAGACAAAAAAAATCAGATAGTTGTATAGATCTACAAAAATTTTGTGAGAAATTTTGTGATGGTGGTGGAAATACATATTCTGCATCTGGAACATTGACACCTTTGTTTATGGAATTGACAAAAAATTTAAAACCATTATGATAATAACATCATCTCAACAACTAGAAGAAAGATCAAACCCTTCCGATGCATTAAATCTTGAAGAATTTGAAGATATAACATTAAAATTTGGATCATTTGTTTGCATTTCGAAAGGAAAAAAATTAAATTACTTGAATCTTTTAAAATTTTTAGTTGATGATGCAAAAACACAAAATATATATTTCCATCTATTAAATGAAGACAATTTACAAACTATAATAACCGCATATTTAAAATCAACACCAAACGTATACAAAAAAATATTCAGATCAAAATTAAATCCAAAAAATAAAAAAACTTGAACGATTTACAAAAAAATATATACAACTGCTATTTAAAAAATTCTAGATATGGTAAACCTTTTCAACCAAGAAAAGATTTTTCTGACATTTCAGAGGAAATTTTAATATATCTAAAAAAACTGGAATTGTTTTTTCAAAAATATTCTCATATTAGAATAGAAGAATATTTCGAAGCACCAAATATCCTTCACCCTGACGAAAAATACCCAACTCTACAGTATTTTTTTACTAGATGTGCTATAAAAACATATAAAACATATAAAGATTTAAAAGAAGACGAAAATCCGGAAAATCAAATTGATAAAATCAAGGAAAGTATTCTTTTTATCGGAAAATTTTGTTTAGAACACAATTTGGAATTAAAAAAATATATAAATCATAGAAATGGTTACATGTATTCTTGGATAAATCATTATAGGGAAAATAAAGTGAATCCATATTCACTGATGGAACTTGGAAACTTTGAAAAAGTACTTTTTTCTTTGTTAGAAGAAGAACAAGATATATATGCCAGCAATTTGGTGGAAAAGATTGAATCTTTTAAAGTTAGATATCACAATTCACAAAAAACAAAAAATTTAGTAAAAGAAGCCACAAAAAAAATTGAAAATTTCGTAAAAGAAAGCTTGCAAAACAAAATACACAGTGCTAATATTAAAACCGTATGAGTAAATACACAACATCACTATTCGAGTCTATCAAAGACGCGATCAACAAAAACAATAACACAACATCAGAAAGTTCCTTCAAGGATTTTATGAAGTTGGAAATCGACAAGACTTACATTGTAAGACTTGTTCCACTAGTAACCAATCCAGAAAGGACTTTCTTCCATTATTACAGTCATACATGGAAGAGTGTTACGAGTAACAATATCGTATCGGTATTGTGTCCGAACACCTATGGAGAAAAATGCCCAATTGACGAATATCGCTCAAAGGTTTATTCTTCCAAGAATGATTCAGAGATCGAGCGCATTCGACCAATCAAGAGGAACGAAAACTGGCTCGTCAATGTGTTGGTAATTAAAGATCCAACCAATCCAGAGAATCAAGGTAAGGTAAAGATTCTTCGCTATGGAAAGCAATTGGCAAAGATTATCGATTCGGCTATCACCGGAGACGATGCTGATGAATTTGGAGCAAAGGTTTTTGACCTTTCCGATAAAGGATGCAGTCTCAAGATCAAGGTAGAAAAGAATGAGGGTGGATATGCAACATATGTTGGTTCCAAGTTCATGTCACCATCTAAGGTTGAAGGTATTGATGATTTAGATGAGGTATACAACTCTGCTAACGATCTAGATTCTATTTTTGATCATAAGTCTTATGATGATATCAAGAAACTCTTGAATACTCATTTCTTGGGTCAATCAGAAGAAGTTAAAAATACCGAAACGGTAACAGAAGAAGAAAACTTTGACAGCTATGCTGAAATTGTTTCAACTGCTGGAAAAACATCTTCGTCATCTGAAGAATCTGATGAAGATAAGAAAATGCAGGAGATTTTGAACGATCTATAATATGGATTCCAAAGAAGATGCACTAGAAGCTGCTAAATTAGCAAAAGCTATTAGTTCACAATTGGGATTAATTGATAAATTATCAGTAGATAGACCGGAAAGACCAGCTAATCAGATAGATATTAATAGTTTTATCTCAAGAGTTGTAAATCCTTCTCGTCAAATGAATAATAGTTCCTCTGGATATGTTCCAGAGGAACTAGTTCAGTCTCTAGTTCCAGAACCTAAATACACTTTTGAGCAACCTTTTCAAAATACTAATCAAGTACAACAGAATAATAATCAAATTCAAGAAAATCAAATTCCTTTGATTATTCCTAATACAAAAAAGCAAAATATTGTAAAAAATCAAATATCAGAACCTACCAATTTGAATATAGACGATAAAACTATTAAAAAAATTGTAAATTCACTAGAAAGAATTGCGAAAAGTTATGAGAAATATGTTGATTGTTACGTTGAATGTAATACAATCAAAAAAGAAAACAATATTTTAAATGGATAACAATATTTTACCCGTACCTAAAACAATATTAGAAAAAATACTCAAGCCTGTTAGTAAATTAACCGAGAGTTGTATATTAAAAATCTGTAAAGATGATTTATATACAGTTTGTACCCCCTCTGATAATTCTTTGATACTATATGCAAAGACAAAACTGCCATTTGAGGTTGAAGATTCAAAATTGAATATTATTAACATCAAAAAGTTTCTAACAGGACTTGATTGTTTGGGTGACGATGGTGAATTTTCCATAGTTCTAAATTCTAATAATATAGAATGTAGAAGTAAAGATGTTAATACCGGAGATAATACATATTTTAAATACCATCTAATGGATGATGGTATTATAAAAGAATCTACTGTAAATGTTCAAAAAATTTCTAGGTTAAATTTCGATACAGAGTTTGAAATAAAACTAGAAAAGGTTAAAAAAATTGTAAGCGCATATTCCTTTGTTGATGTTACAAAAATTTATTTTTTCACCGAAAATGGTAAGATAAATTGCGAGATCAATGACAGAACAATGCAAAATGTAGATAATATGTCTATGGTTTTATCTGAAAATGTTATTGGAGAAGAAATAGTTCGTCCAATACCTGTTAATATCGAGGTTTTTAAAAATTTAATATCCAGTAAAACAAATATAAAGGTGAAATTGAATAACGAATATAAGGTATTTGTATTTCAAACACAAGAAGATGAAAATGTAGAGTTGAAATATATTGTTTCTGCACTTGTCAAATAAGATATACTAGGTAAGTTTTTATATATGGCTAATAATAAAATAACAACCATGAGTTACTTTATCAAAAGATTACGAGATAGTGGATATATCGCTGATAAGGTTTTCAATGAATATTCGAAAAATGATCCTAGATGTTGGACAGCTGTAGTTGACCCAAAGGGAGCAACTATAATGATAACATATTTCAATAATCACAATTATTTGGGTGAAGAGTATTTTAGTATTAGTGATGGTGGTCAGTTTTTTCCAGAAAACTTCAAACTACAAACAAGTTCTATTGAAGTTGTGATCGAATATTTGGTGAAATTTGGAATCAATAACAAGTCTGAAACATATAACGACTAATATGGCAATTCCAAAAAAAAGAACCAGAGCAAAGAAAACAATTACCGAAAGTTTATCTGGTACTAATGATGAATTAGTAATGAAACAAGTAGCCGAAAAAATTTTTAGTGAGATAAACAATAAAGAACTTGAAAAAAGTTTAGATAGATGGCTAAAAGAAAATAGCAATAGAAATGCAATAGCATTAAGAGATTTGGATTTATTAAAATCCATAATCACCGAGTATTTAGATACATTTATCGTATTTGGTTATAATGTTGATGGTGAAAGAATCATTCTTCAACATTATACAACCGCAAGAGATAGGGATGCCATTATGGAATTTCTTAAAACCATTTTTATAAAACAACAACAAGATAATTTTCTAGATTAAAGATATGGCTTATTATCAAAATCCGAATTATAATCATAAATACACTCCCCCTACCTATGATACAATTACATCATGGTATAAGGCAAATAGTGCAACAAGAAGTTGGGCAAATCCTTTGAATGGATTTGACCCAATTCCATTTTTTTGTCAATTATTAAAGGTTGCTAATTTACCAGAAATTGAACCTGTTGTATCAATGCAAAAAGAAGGTGGTTTTGATTATGAAAATTATTTAGAAACATATTTTGTACAATTAACTGCTATTGGTGATGGTAGAGTTAATTTTTATGAAACATGGAAAGAAATATCAAATGAATATTTACCGAAAATATTAACTCAAATAGAACTTGCTCAAAGTGGAGGTTGTCAGATTATAAATGGATATGTTTGTAATGGAGATGGTATTCCCATAAAGGAAGCTTCTAGTACATGTAAAGAAGGCGAAGAATATACAACACCTGTATTGTATGAAGATATAATAGAAAAAACTAAAAATTTCATACAGGAAAAAAGAGACGAACATGCAGATTATTTTATACAATATTTAAGTGCTAAATATATATATAATACTGAACAAAAATGGAATGCTACTTTAGTTTTTTATCCAAATATGTATTCATTCATAACAGAATTGTCTTCATACAAAAATGGTTCTAGTGTAATGGAATATGTAAAATATTATTGGGATGAAAAAGATTATGTTTCTGGTAAATTGAATATTCCTATTACAAATCGTTATACATTTCCTTTTAATACTGAAAATTATGAAAATGGTGTTAAAATGTTTGAGAATTTTTCAGCACCAATACCAAATTTTAAAGATTTGCTTTAACAATCTTTAGGTTTACCGTCTCCGTTACCATCGTCATCAGTAATTGGTGTATTATCAAATATGTCTGATGGACAATCGAACCCTAAGTTGAAATTTACAATATCATATGGTGTGATATTTCCATCGTCATCGTAACCAAAATTTCCACTAACAGGTGTTGTATTAACGAAATCATATTCCCCATAAGCATCGTCTCCAAATATACCAAATCTAGCATTTCTATTTCTTCTTGCTTTAGATGCTCTGCTGTTTGGATCATCAAAACCAAATCCTCCACCACCTCCACCGCAAGCACCCGCCAATGATTTGGGACCTGGTTTTGTTCCCATACAAGATTCGGTTGCTGGTGTTGGTATACTACTAGGACTTGGTCTTGCACCACCCCAGTCTTCCAATGTATCATACATATCTCCTTTATATATGGAATAATCGTGAGTATGTGGTTGATTTGTTATAGTGTGATTATGTTTCCAATTCCAAATACCTCCTGATGGCATAATTCCCCAACTTATACCAGGTCCCGCTGAATTTAAACACATTCCAACATAAAATCCAGTTTGTGTTGTTTCAACAACCGTTGAGTTCATTATTTGATTGAATGTTTCACTTGTTAATTTATATAAATTACCAATATCTAACAAAGAATCTGGCATTATATACTGCTGTATTGTTTGTAATACAGTATCAGCACCACACATTGCTTGAGAAGTAAATAACCAATTAGCATCATTAGTTATAGATTTAGTAGATCCTGATTGTGTAGTTTGCATACGCATAGATCTACCAATAAAATGACTTGCTGCCACATCACCATCAACTGTTACTCCACCCATACATGCAATATTTCCAACAACATTTAATGCGCCTTGTACTTTCGTGTCTTTAGATTTTAATGTCAATCCACCGCTTCCACTTCTATCGTCAGCATCTATTACAACTGCTTTTCCTTTCAAGGTAGTCAAATTTTGAGATGCCAGACAAAGTTCTCCTTCACTAGCTACTAATGTTATAGATCCACCAGCAATGTGAGTATGACCAGAAGTTAAAAGTTCTATTCCACCGTTCCCAGTTTCTAGAAGTAATTTACTAGCTACATTAACAGTGAGAAAACCATCTTGTGTAATTGGATTTAAATTTATAACATTTACAATTGTTCCTTCTCCGGTTGCCCATAATGTTTGTGGTAAAGATTTTCCTTTTTTAAATTTAGCATTTCCGGTATCGTTTTTGGTTCCACATTTAATATATGGACTTTCAGAAGAACTAACTGGTGTACCGATATTGATAGTAACATTTCTGTTTTTTGTGTGTACTTCGTTTCCTGCTGGTCCAGAAGCTTCTTCTAATTTTGCCATTTCTCCAGATTCTATAGAATTATTTAAAACTTTTTCAGCTGCTTTATTTCCAGCTTCTAGTTTTTTTTGTGGAGATTCTATCATTCCATTTTTACAACCTTTATTTCCACATGTACTTTCACCTGATAAAGCTTGTGCTGTTATTACATCTAAAATCGGAGCTACAAAAGTATTCAAAATAAATTCTACTACATCTATAGCATATCCAAAATATGGTAATATACCTGGTCGTCTTAACAATTTCATTAATCTTGTTATAAATCCACTCTTTTTATTAACTAATTGTTGTTGAGCGCAAGTGTCACAAGGAACCAAATCCCCTTTCGTTGAATTTATAGCATTCTTTTTTTCCTTTTCTGCTTTATCGTATATAGCTTGTATCTTTTTTATCGCTTGCAATTGTTTGTCTGACATTTCTCCATTTTGATTTATAACATTTCCATTAATTGTTTTTACTATATGATCACCATTCGATAAAATTTTTACATCACCTTTAGATCTTATTTCAAAGGAATTTGATTGAAGAAAAGCATGTCCTGTAACAACTTGTAATCCATGTTGTAAAAAATTTAAAAAGTTTTTACCATTTGTTATAGTACCAACACTTTTATCATTTGGTCCATTTACACCATCCTCTTTATTTTTAATACCAAAAATTCTTAATACACCAGACAAATCAAATGCTTGTTTTTCTCTAATACCTTCTGTTTTTGTTTTTTTGTTTTTATATTTTCCTATTGCGGGATTTATGTTTTTACTCATTTTTTTAATTATTGAATTGATTGCCCAAAACCACCTTTTCCTTCTATTTCAAAATTTTGGGTTGATGGATTTTGTACGGGTGTAGTAGTTGTAGTACTAGTTTTATTTTCTGATATAGGTATATCTACTGGTAAATCATTTGCAGCTTGTTCATCCACCTCATCCCATATAGGTTCACCACCTATGGGTTTACCTTCTGATTCACCACCTATAGGTTCACCTCCAGATTCACCATTCACAGGTTCATAATTACCATAAAAATTTTTATGATCTGTTGGAACTAAAGAATAAGCAAAATATACAGGTTTTTGTATATCTCCACCATGAAAAAAAATCCAAACTCTAGATCCACATCTAGGAATTGAAAATGTTCCTTGTGGTGTTCCTTCACCAAATGGAGGAGGTGGTTCTGATGAAAAATATGGATCGGGTAATATACCGCCCGAATCATTATTTACAGCAACTGAAGATACATCATGTCTAGTTCCACCGTCTACATCGGTTTCATTTTCAATTAATCCAGAAGCGGATACATTCGATGGAGCAACAGGATTAATATAACTTGTAATATTAGCAACAAATTCACCTTCGGAATTTGTGTAAAATTCTTCAGTAGAAATTTCAGAATTTTGAGATTGTACATTATTTTGTGATGTGAAATCCATTTCGGGTAATAATGAAGTGAAGTCTTTTTTATCATTTGTTAAAGGTGTCTCCTCTACATCTAAATTTACAGGTGTCCCCCCTACATCTAAACTTGTTTGTTGAGCACCACCATCTGATTCATTGTAATATAATGAAGTACCGCCACCAATTAAGGGAGATGCACACTCAGCCCAAGGTAATACAGATCTCAATTTATTAACATATAAATCACTTAATTCCGAATCATTACCAATATAATATATATCTTTATTTTTTATATCATCATTCCAGCCACCATAGAATGTATTTGTTATACCAGGAATCCATACTTGTATACGACCTCTTCTTTCAGGATCTCCTCCGTCCTTACTAACAACCATACCTAAATAATTTCCATAGTATTTTTCCATAAAAAATTAACAATCAGGATCGTTAAAAGATAATAAACTTTCATCTCCACCAAGTCCAGTAGCTTCAACTTCATCTTGGGTTTTAGCAGAACTTATCATATATTTAACAGCATTTTTTGGAGCATCCGCCAAATAATTAGCCTCGTCTGCTACTTGATTTATACTATCTCCTATACCAATAAATGCATCTTTTAGATTTGATTCAACTTGTTGTTGTGTTCTTTTTATTGTTCTTAATGATGCTGCTATTGGATTTAAATGATAATCAACATATGGCGTCTCATCCGATCCTACATTTACAGTAGGATTTAAAGGCTGTGAACGATTAGAACAATTGTCTATAATCTGTGGACCATATCTATTTAAATAATCAGCAATAGCTGGTATTGATCTATGATTAGCACCAAATTTTTTAATTAATAAAGAGGCAATGTTTCCTTGTAACGCATCTGCAACTTGTGACATTCCATAATTTGATAATTGATCAGATAAAAATCCACTAGGATCGGAACCTATTTGATCTACCATATCTATAATTTGTTTAACTTCGGGAGGAAGATAAGAAATTATAGTAGACAATGGATTTTGTGCTTGATTAACTAAATTTGAAGCAATATTAATATAACTTTGAAATTGATTTAAATAATTAAATATTGAACCAGATTGACTGAATAGAGAAGTAAAAAATCCAATATCATCCAATAATACTTGTGCCGCTTCTAAAATTAAACATATTAAATCCAATGGAATTATTGATTCTATAATAGAAATCATAAGTTGATTTACCATTCTCATTACACCGTTTATATAAGAATACCATTGCTGTATTATTCTTATAGCACCTTGATATACGGCATTAATAGCTCTTTGAAATGCTTTAATTACACCATTTAATTTTGCTATTATTCTTTGCAATGAACCATATGCCATAGCAGGTAATGCTAAATATGATCTGGATCTTATCATATTACAAAAACGTTCTATGTTTTTTGTAAATTCCGGATTTATATTATTTAATATGTTTTCACAAGCAGATGGTGTACTTTTAGCTGGTCCAGATATTGGGCTACCATTAAGAAGTGCTGCTATAGATGCCAAAGAACCAACACCCGACCAACCAACTGGTTCCGAAAACTCACCATTGTTTGTCATCATCTTCCATCCTGGTGTTTTTTCTAAAACAGGACGCATCAATCTTTGCTTTTGTTCTTTTGTTTTTGGATCAATATAATTATAATATAATTTTGGTAATGTTTTTAAAACAAAATCATAATCTTGTTGTGATACATCATGTTGTTTACCATTTTCTAAAGAAAAAACCCACTTATTATCTCTTGGTTCATATCCATAAGCCAATATAGATAAATATGAAGCTCGTATATTTAAATTTGCACTATTTTCATATATTGTTAATAGTGCGGGTGGTGCTATAGTAGTCAATTTTGTATCAGCTGCCAATTCACCAATATTATTAAATGTTTTTGCCATATTATATATTTACTTTTGAAGTAAAAATGTTATTATTATATAACTTATGCAAAATAATTCAAAATTCCACAAAATCATAGGAATAGCAGGTGCTTCTAGGTCTGGAAAAGATACTTTATGCCGATCATTGATACGAATTTTGAATGAAAAATACAATATTGAAGCAGAAAGAAGGTCTATAGCAGGAGATTTGATCAAAAAAAACCTGCGAAGTATCATAATGAATAGCGTTGGAATAGATTCATTTACCGAAAATACAGAAGAAAAGGAATTAATTAGACCATTATTGGTAGAATATGGAAAATTGATGAGAAATAATACAAAAGGTAGATATTTTGTTGAAAATTTTGAAGTTGTAAAAGAAAAAACTCTAATAATTCCAGATATAAGATATGCCGAATACTTAAAAGACGAAATTCACTGGATTAGAAATGAAGTAAATGGATATTTAATCTTTTTAGAAAGAGAAAACATCAAAGATGCGAATGAAACAGAAAAAATTAACAACAAAAAGTTGAAAATTCTTTCAAATTGCTGTATTCGTTGGGGTAAATTGGACGAAAATGACAAAAGTGATAGAAAAATTATAGATGATTATTCTATAAAAATTTTAAATGATATATTTCAGTCTACCACTTGCCAATAGGACATTTTTCGGCTTTTAAATATGTCTTAATAGCCATATTACATCCACATTTGGTACATCTCTCCGCTGATTTATTAAAAAATTCGCACCCATTGCAAATTTCTAATCTTTTTTTTGCTTGTTCGTTGTTTTCGGTTAATGGATTTCCAGCGGCTACGCTTTTTATGTTTCGCACAATAGAATTTCCCAAGTTTTTTGCCATTTGTGTATTAGAAGGATAGTTATTATCCTTATAACCTTGTAAACTTCTAATTTTAGAAGCGTCCAGTCTTGCTTTTAATTGTTCTTTGTCTATCATAAATTCTTATCCTCTATTTCCCATATTTTATGGAATGCGTCAACTTTGGTCGCAACAACTTCTGTTAAATAATTATCTTTTGTAAACAGATGTACAACTTTTGTCATTATCCATTGACCTAAAAATCTATCATTAAAAGCGTTTCTTTCACCGTTTGAACCTGCACTATCGATGAAAATAAACCTACCCGGTGATCTAATGGTCAATCCATTAGAAACAAATGATATTGCCTGATTTAAAAACAATAAATTTTTCATCATTTCTACTTGTGGCAAATTATTTGGTACAAATGGTCTATATACCAATGCAGGTTTTGTTGATATTCCTTTTTGTTTTGTTTGATTCAAATTTGCCAATATGTGAGCATCTTTGTTAACCTCAAATGAATATAAATTATCTTTTGCGGCATCTGTAAATTTATCAATTACATCTTTTGCAGTATTGTTTTCCGGATATATTCTAAATGTACCAGAATTAAAATCATGATAGCACAATGGTCTATTGACAATTTTCATATCATCTAAACTGACCATCGGTGAAAATTTATATGATCTTATTCTGGATGCAATACCAGAAGTAAAATTTTGAGCCACATAATTTTCTATATCTTCACCGTATAAAGGTGCTCTTGGATGATATGGTTTTTTTGAAAGGATACCATCTTCAATAAATAATCTTTCTACTTGTTCTGATTTAGATCTATATAATAATGTTTTTAATGATATTAATTCCCATTCTTTATTTTTTTTATTTGTTGATCCGGTACTTCCACCTTCTATATAATCACCAGAGTTTCTTCCAAATCTTAAAAACACCGGATAACCTTCACTGGAACATGCATTTTGCATAACATAATCCAAATCATCCAATACATTTGAACTAGCAGGAGAGGTATAAAATATATGATTGTTGTTTTGGGGATTGTTATCAACATAACCATCATCCCAATTCGAACTATATCTATTTAATGGTATATTTGGTTTATCTATTGTTCCACCACCTTCGGTAAATCCAATATTAACAACTTTTCCTCTTTCATTTTCATATTTTGGATCTATTAAAGAAGCAGTATCTATTATAGATTTAATTGCTATATTAGCAGGAATAGAACTTTGAAAATCATCCAATTCCCAAGGTTCCATATCTCTTAGAGATCTCATTTGTGGATAATCTGAAATATATGAATTCAATCCTTGTAATCTAGTTGACCATTCTATATTTCTTTCCAAGAAAAATTGATACCTCTCATCCCAAAAATAATATTTTCTTAATTTATCATGATTATTGCCCACTGGCATATCTTCTATATCATAAATAACACAATCGAATGACATTTCCCACTGTTCTTTTGGTAAAGAATTTGGTTCACTGAAAGTATTATATGAATTTTTTGTATTTGGAACCGGATATATTTTAAATGATATTTTATTTCTTCCATCTCCTCTAAAAACATAACGAGGATCTACATTTTTAGAATCGGAGTACAATAATTCTTGATTGCTTTCTGTTATCGATCCTCTGGATATAGTTTCGTGTTTATCATCAAAGACAATCCATCCTTTAACATTCCAATCACTCAAAGATTCTTCGAATGCCAAAGAATGTACCAATAAAAATGGAACAGCTACTGGTTTTTGATCTTCCAGTTGATTATACATATATATTTCAATATAATATAATTGATCTCTTATCTGATGTATAAAACCAGCTTTTTTAGAATCATTAACCAAAGATTCCATTGGAGATATAACGTTTTCCGGTTGTGGTAATTCTGTTTTGGGACTAAAACTATTAAAATTTTGTTCTAGTTCTGGTAGAGAGCCATTAGGTGCTAAAGAAATAGGATTTTCTGTTAATATTCCCATAATTAACAACTCTCCTCATCTACGTTTTTTAATAATTCCACATTCAATTGATTGAATGCAAAAGAAGCAGTACAAGATATTTCACTTGGATCTTGGTGTGAAAAATTTATTTCTGATAAAGAAACCGGAAAAACATGATTGTATTTAAATGCTACTATTTTTTTGTTGTATTCATCCAATGCATATATAGTAAATTTCGATACTAATTCTGTCATAGGATTTTCCAATTTTGGTTTTTTACTAGATGCCATGATTTCCATATGCACATCTGATTTTGATGTTTGAGAATCATTAAAAATATTTAACCATTTCCAAATTATCCAATAGTTTTTATAACCATTGTCTATAAAAAATCTAACATTTAAAGGTTGATATGATGGTCTTGATAAAGATGATGCTTTGTAAACCTGATTATCAAATGGAACATCGATAGAAGGAACACTTACACTAGGAATGGGTGATCCATATGTAGTAAACTGAATTTGATCGGGATGATAATTTTTATCGAGAACATTATCATATTTTGTTTTTAAAAATTTTGGAAGATCCAAAACCATTAAAAATTTATCATTGCGTGTTTTATTTAAAATTGCCTGATTCATATTAAAAAATTATAATTGGTCTATATTCTTCTGCTTGTTTTTCTTCTACTATTTCTCTTTTTGGTTCTGGTTTATTTCCCCAATTCAAAAGCCAATTTGTTAATTCTGCCTGTTCTTGAGCAAGTGTTATTGGTTCATTCACATTAAATTTTCCAACGTGTGATATACTTGTATTTATCGATGCATTCTTTTTAAATTGAGAAACAGCACCACTCAATAGAGGACTCTTTTTCAACAAATCTGAATTGTCGGAAAATGGTTTTATTTTTAAGGGTTTTCCTTGATCATCAGTGTCAGCAATAACATAATATTTTGATGCTATGGATGGTTCTAATATGAAAATACCCCAAATTAAAGATAATACTCTATCGTCTAAATCATCATCTTTTCTTTTACTGTATGTATAATTCTCATGTCTAACGAAATTATTAAGTTCCAGTAAAGTATCGATGTCATATAATCTAACCGCATTTAAACTATTGACCCAATATCTAAAATTGGTAACACCTCTATATTTTGTATTGGTGTGGTTGTGTATACCAAAACGATTTTCATTGTTATAGTGTTTACTGAATCCCTCAAAATGATATGAAACCACCGATTCGTAGTTATGAGTGTGACAAAGAACATCCAACACCTGTTGTCCGTTATTATTGTTCTCAACAAGTATAGGAGGACGCCCCCAATCCTCCAGAATGCCCATTAAACGTGTTCCAAAATGAAAAGGACTCATTGAGTTGGTTGCATATATAGCAACTTGTTTAATACTGGTTAAATCTGATATGTCTAATATCTGAGCAACTGTATTGGAACGACCAATTCCCTCCCCAACGTCAACACCAATAGCATAAAAAGATTCTGGATTTGGTTCTTGGAATATTTTGTAGTTTCCATTATCCATTACCAATATAGGTTCCTTACATTGGGCTTTTAATTCGGCTAAAAGATTAGGATCAATAGCTGTTTTATTTGGATCATGGAATACATTGGCAAATTCTTGATCGAAATCGTCTTGAGAACCCATAGCGGAAATGGTTTCTTTCTTCCATTCCTCGTCACGACCGGGCACATCCCACCAGTTAACTACCTCCAAATGCCAATCACTATTTTCTTTTTGTGATTCTTGATACAATTCATAAAATTTATTATCCGTACCATTTGGTGTACTAATAATAACCAATTGTGACTTTTTAGATGATGAAATAATAGGAATAGCAGATTTCCACAACTCATTCATGAGTTCATTTGGACAATGTGCCATTTCATCAATAATAAGAAGGTTACTTGTAGATCCGCGAGGACCAGCAGAAGAGGTTGTACTAATTTTTATAGAAGAATCATTTGCCAATTGAAAACCATCTTTTCTCCATGATTTAACACTTGGCTTCATCCAAACCGGAAGTTGTTCAAATGCCATTTTTATTCTTTCGAATATTTCTTTAGCGGTAGATTCTTTATTTGCTACGATAGTAATACGTTTATCGTTTTGAAAACATACTATCCACAATGCATAAATTGTTATGGTTGTAGTTTTTCCAGACTGTCTACTGGAAAGTACAATATTAAATCTTTCGTTTTTAAAAGCTTTTAAAAGTCTTTTTTGATACTTATAAAGTTCTATCTTTTTCTTACCTTCATCCAAGGTTGTTATATAAAAATACTGTTCTGCAAAGTGTAGAATGCTTTTGTTACAAAGCTTCAATTCCTCGATCATGGAATCAGTCCATTTAAATTGAGAATTTCCTCTTAATAGATTTTCGTTTCCTTTATAAAACGCACCATCTACTAAAATATCTTCTGGATCGATTTCGTCTTCGATTTCTTCTATTTTTTTCTTTCTTCCCATGTATAATAAATACTTATGTAAATAATGAAAAAATTAAACACCAAAGATTTTTTTAATAAAATTAAAATAAATAAAAATTATGATTATATATTTGAATATCAATCAAATTGGAAATTTTTTGAGTTAAATTTAAATAGTAAAAATGGAATTTGGAATACCTTACAAGACAAAATAGAAGAAGTTTGTGAAGATTCAATTATATCAGCGGATGATATTGATAAATTTCTAGATGAAAATCCAGATATTGAATTTGAATTTGAATTTTTTTTACATATTATGCCAGAAATTTTCTTTTTTAAAAAAGAAGGAAAGTTATACTGTTACACATGCAATATAGTAGAAGCAGAAAATAAAAATTATTCCCATGTGATAATAAGATGCTTTTTTGATACTAAAGAGTTTTTTAGTTTTTAATTTGATTTTTTATTTCATTTAAAACCACATATATATATTTTGATTTTAAATATTTTATTTTTGTTCCAGCATCAGGCATTTTAATAGGGTTTAAAATTTGATTATAAGAACACAACAACCACCATAATTCCATAGTTCCGTATATTTTATATGATATAGAAACCCAAGTGTCATTATAATCAACTACATATTCACCTTCAAGTTGTGTATTTTCAGATGGAAATATGTTTATATTTCTTAATAAATTATAATAACGCATATCACTTTCTGTATCGTTGTAGATATTAAAAAAATTTTCATATCTATAAACAGAAAGTTTGGGTAAATCATTTATATTATTTTGAGTATCCATATATTAACTTTAAGGTTGTGTTGCTGGTGCTGCTCATGATCCTCCATTTGCGGGTACTGCTGCTGCATCGGATGCTCTAATACCATTTACAGTGCTTTGAACTGTATCTTTAGCATATTGTAGACCATTACCATATAATTCAGTAGCAGTATTTTTAATACTTCCAATAACATTAACAGATTTACTTCCTATTGCTCCTGCAAAAGTATTTGAACTGGTAGCAACCAATTGTTTTAGTGTTATACTAATTTTATATGCTTCTGGTGTTAATATTGTAGTATTTCCTTTATATTCCGATAATTCTCTAGTAGTTCCTATGCTTAAAATTTCTAAATTTTCAACATATGCTGCTGGCCAATCAATACCACCTAAACAATTTTGAGTTTTTACTTTGTATATTTTTGGTGGAATGTAGGTTAAAAACGTATTTCTGGTTTTTAAATTTTGAAAAGTTAAAAGAGAAACCAACAAATAGTTATTATATGCATCATTTATCGAAACTGTATTATATAATGGAAAAGTTATGGTAATAGTTTCTGGTGAAGTTCCGGTAAACATTTGAACATCTTCAGTACCAAAATCACCAAGAACACCGACCGCTAATCCCATTGCTTTTCCTGCTATATTACCAAGTGTACTACTAGCTTTTTCTCCACTTCCACCCAATATTTTATTCAAATCAAACTCGGTTTTACCCCAACTATTACTTATAGATCTAATTTTATCTCCATCTTTTATTAAAAGTGGTAGATTGTACTCAAATCCTGTTGCATTACCATTATATAAAATAGTATATGGATCTAATCCACCGGAAAAAAAATCTATAGCAGTATTAGCCAATCTTGCTAATGCCTGAACCCAAACACCAAATTCTAATTCATATTCGATTAATGTAACAGATGGAACCTCGTCGGTGCTACCCGCATTTTTCCATCTGAAATTGTCAACTACATTTATTCTTCCGCTACCATTAGGAACGGCTTTTAATGCAGAATTTGCAATATCTATTCCGGGTATATCAATCGGAAATTCTCTTTCAGTTAATCGAAACATAATAATACTTATTATGTAAACTCTCCTTGGATGGATCTTCTAAAGTTATATATAGAATCCGGTCTGGTTCCACTCAATATAACATCCAACATATTACCATTAGAACCACCAGAATTGTTAACAACAGAAACATTTGATGGATTTGATTTGTTGTTTTCTAATGATTCTGGAATTTTATAAATTCCTTTATTTATAGATTGTACCAATAGTGTTAACTCTTTTAATGCTGTGTCAAATACTCCACCAGTTTTATATGCCAACACATTATCATCGGGATGTAAAATATTCGCAGTATTTGTATTTTTATCAAAAAGAATAGAGTTACCTTCGGTACTGGTCATTAAACTTTTGAAAGAAAAATCGTCTTTTCTATCCACTTTAGGTTTTAATTTTCTATATTCTGCCAATCTATTACTTGTCATTGTTAATAAAGCTTGAGACGTTTCCCAATTTTCTCTTGCTTCTCTTTCTTTTTGATCATCATCAGCAGATGCCCACCACCCCTCGCCATTTGCTTTTGCTATATCATCATATTTTTTCTTTTTTTCTTCTAAATTTTTTCTAGCATCTTCTAATTTTGATAATAATAATTTTTCTCGGTCTTCATCATATTTTACTTTATTAGGATCAAAAGGTTTTGCTGAATTTTGAATAGTTCTATTTTCTATTGATTTATTATCATCAGAAAAATCAATAGAATCATTTACCTTAATATCTCCTGTATTATCATCATATTCCAATCCATACCATTTCGCTATTGATCCTCTAAGACCACCTATTTTTGGTACAAAACTTAAAACCCATCTAAACATACTTTTCCTAAGTTGATCTTGAAAGTTATCCCATGAGAAACTTTCATTTCCTTCTGTTCCAAAAGCATTAGAATTAACCAATGATTGCAATATAGCAGGAAATGGACCTAAGAATGGAGTCTCGGTTAAATAATCTAATGCCCCTCTCCAATTTCCTTGTCCCAACTCCCAAATACCTCTACCCCATTTAATAAGTCCACCGATAATAGGAATTTCTTGAATGAAATCAACTATCTTATTGACGTAATCCATTTTTATAGATTGTTTTTCATCCATTGTTGCTCCTCTACCAGCTTTATAATCCAAAAATGCATTTAATGCGGATGCGCCAATAGATAAAGGCAATGCTAATGGTGCAAGTGGTGTAAATACCAATAAATTTGAAATACCGCCAACCAAATCGATTATACCTGCAATAGTATCTCCCTTTTCAAAACGATCCCAAGCATAGTAAAAGCTTATTAAACTACCAATAATAGGAATAGTTTTAAAAGCAACAGCACCCATGCCTCTAAATAAACCACCCGCAATTTTAGGTATCAAGGTTTTCCATGCTGCGGGTGCGGCAGTTGCTCCTGCCTTTACAACATCATCTCCGAATCCTAGTTTGAAAATAGCCTTTAACCCACCTTCTAATAAATCACCAAATGTTGTAAATGCCTTTCCAGCCAAATTAAACAACCAACCACCACCAATTTTCAATCCACCCATTGTAAAAAATTTTCCAATACCTTCTACGATACCTTCAAATCTATCAAATACATCCAGTTTAATTCCTACCCTTTCTTCCAACCAAGGTTTGATATGCTTATCCCAAAATGAAGATATTAACATAGCACCGATACCACCCGCTATTAATAAAGATGCTAATGTACCCAATAGTCCATCACCACTACTAGATTCTTCACCTTTAACTGTAGTTCTACCGAATCTTTTTATGTTTTGTTCGTTTATTCCGCTTAAAACACCACCCAACTGTTTTATTGTTTCATCTGTAAGAGAAACTTCTGGTGTTTTTTGTGTTAATGTTTGCTGTTCAGCAAATTGATTGACGGGTTTATTTGAAATTACAGAAGAAATATTTGAATTTGATAAATTTGAAATTTGTGGTTTATCATTTAAATTTAAATTAAGACTATCTAAATTTTTCTTTAGAATTTCTTCTGTTTTCTTTTTATATTCTTCTCTTAATTCTATTATTCCTAATGGATCGCTATATTGATCTATAATTTCCTTTTTTCCTTTAGTATCTTCTATTTTTTTCTCTACTTTTGAATAATAATCCTTTGCTTTATTAAAAGTTGGTGTTACATACTTCTCTTTAAACTCTTTTTTTAAATTTTGTAGGTAATCTATACCAGTTTCATCAGAAGTGAGTAATAATTTTAATACTTCAGTTGAATCTACCTCATTAGAGATAAATTTTGATAATACATCATCAATAGAAACTGTTCCTGTCATATATTAATACTTAGATTAATATATGTTTTTAATTCAAAAATAGTACACTATCAATATTTAATACTTTAGTATATGTTTTTCCATCTTCTACAATAGAAAGTGTTAATATAGAATCAATTTCGGCTTTCCATTTTGAAACAATTGCTAATATTTTCTGTAAAATACCACTAGGAAGCTTTTCTACCAATTTAATTTTCTTTAAAAAATCTACATTTTCAAAATTTAAATTATTATCATTAATATAAATGGTTTTAATGTATTTTGTTGTTTCTCCTATGAATGCTTCCGATACAATTCTTTGTATTTCATCACTATCTTTAATATCATCTACCTTTTTTTCTTTTTTGTGCAATTGTTCTTCATATTGCAATTCATTTTGTATAGTAGGAACAGATATTTCCAGTTTTATCTTTACATTTTGATTATCCACTTCTATAAATTCATTATCTGGTGTTTCAAATGTTTTAAATTTTTCAATTATAGGTTTTAAACTTACTTTTTTGACAATATTGTTTTTTTCATCAAATGTTATAGATGTTTCGTCTGATATTTTATCCTTTAATGAAACAGCAATAGAAAATTTATCAAAAACCGTAAAATTATTCAAATCTTCAGAGTTTTTTTTGTCTAAAAAGTTGGAATTTAGTATATTATACAAATTTTTTACGAAATTTGTATTGTAAATAGATGAATTCATTGCAGTACTCAACATGTTTTTCTGTTGTTTTGCATCAATTTCTTTAAATGTGTACTCTTTTTTCTTAGAAGGTATCCAAACATTTACACTAAATGTTTCTGATACAGTGTCTAATACCTTTAAAGCATCTTCAAAATTTAAAATATTATTATTTTCTTCTTCCATAATCAATAATTAGGTGGAATATCACCAAATTCAACGGCTAAATCATCAACAGATTTTGAATTTTTTCTTTCAAACATATCATTTTCTATTATATCGCTATTATCTTGCTTACTTTTCTGCTGTGATTTGATAAAAGATATATAAACCTTCCTTTCAGAAGGAGAAATATCCATAACATAATTGGAATTCACATGAAAATTTGATAAAATGTATATTTCTTCATATATACTTTTAGCATTTTGAGTAAAAAATACTCTTAATAAGTCAACAAAAAACAGATTGTAAAAATTTATTTTCTGATCTTTGAATATATCTATATTAAGAATGTTATCAGAACCCAATTTGGTAATACAATCTATTATTATCTTTTCGGTTTTATCTTTTAATGATACTGGAAAAGATTCATATGCTTTTAATTTTTGTTCATATGAATATTCTTCAAAATTTATAACTTCATTTTTGATTTTTATGTTTTTTATGAACAATGGCAAAGAAGATAATACCTTTTCTCCAATTTCTTTTTCACTAATCATGTTATCGTAAAAGAATTTAACATTAGATAGTTGAGGATAACCAATTGTTATCAACATATCTCGTTTTTCATCATAAATATATGAATTTTCTAGTGAATTTATAGAAATATTCAGTAAATTTTGCATTATTTCCTTCAAATCTACCTTAATTTTAACATTATCAACGTCTTCTCTATCAGATTTTATGTTAAATTCAATTAAATTGCCAACACTAACGATTCGGAGCTTCAAACAAAACAAAATATACTCTATAATGTCTAATTTTTCAAAATCTTCCTTGTTTTCGACACAATCTTTTATGATTTTTGTGAAATTCTCATGATAATCTAAATAAAAATCAGGTGATTGTGGATAATATAGATTTATTTTCTCAATATCTAATTGATTTCTAGTAGAAAGTTCTTTAAAATTTAATATTCTATTCGAAAAAGGAAAATCTGCTCTATATAAAAACATTTTAGACATCCGTATATTTAAAAAAATATTTTAAAAATCAAATTATTTATACTTTTGATATAAAATCTTTCTCTCTATATTCGTTATATTTATTATTTCCGTTTGTTTTAAGTTTATCAGTAAAGTTTCTAATTATAGAATTGTCGGTGGATATCATTCTTCTGCTATCCACATCTTGAACAAAATAACCATCATATGCAAATGTAACATTGCTATATTTTAATCCATCTTGAGCATAAGAATATTCTTCTCCGTCTATTGATATAGGAGCAAGATTATAAAATCTGTATAATTTTCTTATTAACATAGGTCTTTTAGCACCAGATTTTGCTAACATTATTACATCCGCGAATCTACATTTAACAGCCCTTGGTGAATCACTGGCTCTTGCAACTAAACCATTATATCCCACCGATACAACCCAAGGTCTTATTATTAAATCTAAAAAAGAAGCATTAGTTTCTAAAAAAGTAACTGTCAATGATTGATATTTTTGTCTATTTGATGCTGTGGCAGGTGCTTGAAACCCACCATAATCCAATCCGTTGTTTCCAGCATCTATTTTCTCAGATGGTAAATTGACTTGTCTGGCAAAAACGCAACCAGTTAAATTTTGATCTGCATATTGTAACCCACCATCCAACAAATGACCAATTGATGTGTTAGAAATAGACCAACCATCTCTACGAAAATTAGATTCTCTGTCTCTTAGTTCACCTGTTATATTGCTATTTAAAGCATTAACCGAACTAAAATCAAAATAAATAAACCATTGACTAGCTAGTGCTACATTGGTTGACCATTTTCCTAATAAACTTAAATAATAGGAATATGGACTATTTTCTTGATTAAAATAAGACAAAGACATATATAATATTTATGTCTTTGTCTTTATTATTAATTAGAATTTGGTGACAATCTCCAATATTGATATGCTAGTGTAACTTGTTGTTTCATTATTTCACCAGCAGTTGTGATATCTAAATTAATATCACCGATATTTTGGCAATATACACCATAAAAGGTATAGGTTCTAAGAGCTTCACCCTTTTTATCAATTAACACCATTTCCATTTGATTTGTAATAGCATTACTTGGAATATTATATTCACCAGAACTATCAATATCATTGAAAATTTCTCTAGACCATTGTTCAAATTTTCTTCTTACTGATAAACCTTGTGGAATTCTGAATGTTACGCTATATGCTCCACTGTTGTTGTACGTAGCCGTACCGGGAACATTGAACACAAGACCCATAAAAGGTACTGGAATGTTGGTAATCGATCTACCGGGTAGAGTCGTGGACTCTACATACAACAACTCTCCATTTTCAAAACGTTGATCACCTAATCTAGTAACTCTAAATAAATTGGTTCTAGCAAAATCATTGCTGGCAGCAACATTATAAAAATTTTCTATTCCATATTTATCTAAATATTTTCCGCCTACTTTTTTAAATTCTGGTATATTCATATGTTAATATTTATCTTAGGAAATCAATTCTTCGAAATTTACTCCGGTTCTGGTTGCAATGAAATCTGCTAATATAAATTCAGCAGTTCTAACAGGTTGAATGTATATAGAAACTCTCATTTCATTGTTATCAATTGTAGATGGTGGATTATTTCTTTCATCACAAACAATTGTGTAATCGTATAAACCATCATTTAATCTTGCTTCATCGAAAAGTGGTGTTAATGCACCAACAACTCTGCTTCTTGTGGTAAATGAATTTGGTTCGAATACAAAAAGTTTAAGAACTTCTTGAGTAGATTTTTCCAATGTTAAGAACAATCTACGAACATTGATTCTATCGAATGCCGAAGGCTTGCGATATAGAGTTTTTTGACCAAATATTACATTTCCATCATTTTGGAAGAATGCAATCGGATTTATGTTAACTTTATACAATAAATCTCTTTGTTTTTGAGTTGGATTAATAGCCAAATCAATAACATTAGTCAATTTACCTCTATTGAAACCAGCAGGAGCAGACCAAGGATATGCTATCTGTGATGAAGATGCCATTACAGCAGCAACATATCCAGATGCAGGAATCCAGCATAAGGTATCAGATTTAGAATCATTGGTTCTAATCCAGTTACCGTATGTTGCAACATAACTTGATTCTATTCCACCGTAAAGATTTCTCAATGTCCAATATATATCCTTTGAGAAAACAAAGTTTTTATTCTTTGCTGTTTTAGTATTTGAACCTTGTACAAATATATTTCTTAATGGATCAGAAATAAATAAATGATCTTTTCTGGTTTGATCGGCAAAGGTATAAAATTGATTTATAACCTTTAAATATTCATCTCTTGCTGTGCATGATGGATTACTACCAGTAGTATCTAATAAACCTGTATTTGCCGTTCCATTTGTTAAATCGACATTATATAGATCATCGAAAACAATTGGTTCTGATGAAAAATTAGGATCCAATTTTCTTGTTTTAGCACTAGCCCAAATAGTTCCTAAACCAGCTTCGGCAACAATGTCTAAATTTATAATATCATCATTTTCCAAGCATCTTAAAACTCTTTCTAATTTTGCTGGTACGTTATCAACAATTTTAGAATTTTTATCTGTGTCAGAAACATATACACCAATTCCGTATAAATTTTTAGCACCGTTTGATACTCTAACTTTTTTAGTTGGATTTCCACTACCATCTATCCAATTTCCAGTATTTGAAATATATGGATTTGTTAATATTCTAATATTATTTGAATTTGTATTTACGACATTATCTAAGAATGATGTATTAGGTGATCCACCATTTGGATTATTTAATTGTCTTAATGAGTATAATGAACCAGTGTAACCTTCACTTACAACATAATCTAATGAAACCGTATCTTGTTTGTAAATGGAAGGTCTTATTTTAAACAACATGGTTGTCAAATAATCATTAAATACATTTGATGAAAATTCATATCCAGTAGGATAATTTTCAATAATTTCTGATATAGAATCTTTTGCTAAAGTATTAGCATCTCCCGATAATTGAAAATTTAATCTATTCGCTGGAATAGATACAAATGTTTGTTTTGTATCAGTAGAACTAGAATAAGCTTGCATTCCTGTTATGGAATCGAATTTTGTATATGGGTTATTATTACTGTTATCAGCAAACCCCATATAATATCCTTCAAAAACATTATTTATAGATGTTTTTGCATCATTGACCACAACTATACCACCATAACCAATATTACTAAAATCATTAATTGGTAAATTTCTATATGAACTGAGCCATGCAACATCATTTGTTACTAATTTTTCATATTCATCATCTGATAAAAGAATAGATACAGGAGGAAGAATTTGATATTCGGTAGCTGTTTCATAACCATTGTTACTATTTGATGATATAGGAAATACTAATGCACTATATTTATTAGAAAAACCATCTCCCAAATTATTACCATATGGCATTCTTGTTACTAATAAATTAGCAGGAGAGGTTGTTAAAATTTGTTTTGCAGAATGATACAAATATCTTTCTGCTGCATTAGTAGGAAGACCGTAAACTGATTCAAATTCAGAAACGCTTGTAATATTGATGACTTCATCTGTTGGACCTTGTGGGGCAAAACCTGTTATGAAAACATTAGTTTCTCCACTGGGTCTTGTTATTGCGCTTAAATCAATTTCGTTAATTTGTACTCCGGGTGATGATATAGTTCTTGCTGCCATAATTGTATATCTATATTTATCTTTAATTTTTACCACTTTCCCAATAAATGTTTTTAATCGTATTGTAGAGTAAGTAATAATATGAATAAATTCGATTTGTGTGTATCAAAAATTTTAGAAGAAGCTGCAAAATGCACTGGACCTACTAAGAAAGCATCATCTGATCGTAAAGGTAAGAAATGGACTAAATGTGCTAAACAATCTGATGGTTCTTATAAACGAATCCACTGGGGTCAAGCTGGCGTTAGAGTAACAGGAAAATCCGGAAACACAAAACGTAAAAAATCGTTTAAGGCGAGGCATAACTGTAGTAATGCTAAAAAAGGATCTCCCCAAGCAGCTGCTTGCTCAGATTGGCGATAGCATTTGACGTTAAATAGGATTTATTTGTTTTGATATAAAAAATCCTTTATGTTTACATTGATTTCCTTTTTTATTAAATTTATTAAAAGTGTTTCTTAAATTTTTATAATCTATATCATTTTCTTTACAAAAAATAATTAATTTTCTAACCTCCACCAAACTTCCATCCGGTTTACAAACAGTGTAATATTTTGATCTAGAATTTGTTTTTTTTCTATTTTTTTCTCGTAATTCGTTTAAATGCTCCTTTATTCTTTTTTGTTTTCCACTATAATTCATTTTTAAATTATATTTTTTAATCCATTCCCTTAAAGTATTAGTAGTTAAGTTTAAGTTATCTGCTATATGTTTTAACATTACACCTTGATTTAGTTGATCTTCTAAAATTTTTATTTTATTTTCATTTTTTTTATATGTAGTTTTTATCATAGTTTTTGCTTGTCTATCTTTCATATCTTTATAAAAATCTTCTCCGTATATTTTTTTTATTTCTTCTACATTTAATGGCTGAGTTCCACCATCCAATAAATTACATAATGTTCCCTTTCCTTCTATTCTTTTACCATACGAATTTATTAATTCTAATTCCTTTTTTAATGCTTCTTGTTCTGTTAAATCATTTATTATTATTTTTTCAGTAAAATCGAAACCATTATTAAAAATAGATTTTATTTTACAATATAAAAAGTAATTTGTAACCTTTCCCATTTTATAATTTTTTCTATGATTTTTATATCTTTTATCTGTTCCTTTACCTATATAAAAAATTACACCATTTTCATCAAAAAGACCATACACATAATATTTTTTGTTCATGAAAATACTTACCAATCTTTACAGGCAATATTTTATTTTTTTTAAAAAAATGGAAATATAACATATAAACGATAAATAATATCATGAATATGTTCGATTCAATTTTGGAAAAATATTTAAATGAAAATAATATTTTACAACAAATAGATGATTTAAAAAAAAGAGTATCACAAGCTCCACCATTACAACAAAACGTGATTGGTGCTGCTGCTGAAGCAATGTCGGATGCTTCATCTAAAAAAGATCCAAAATTATTAGAACTAGCAAATAGCATTCAGGATAAAATTTTAAATAATAAACAAATCACACCAGAAGAATTAGAAGTTTTAAGTAAAATTTTTCCAAAGGACGAAGAACAAACAGAAGATGAAAACGAAGAAGAAAATTCATCAGTAATTAAATCTACCCCAAACATAAAAACATCTCCAACATCTATTACAAATTCGACTAGTTATAAAGTATAAATTTTATGAGTAAAAAACGCCCCGTTAAAGGGAGAGGAACAGCTGAAACGACTGCTGTTCAAAACGAAGATAATTCACCTTATGTTTTTCAAAAAGAAAAAATAAATTATGAATTACAAATTAAAGATTTGCCTTGGACAGACAAGCAAAAAGAAATCATAACTACTTTTCTAGATAAAAAAACCAAAGTTTTATTATTAAAGGGTCCAGCAGGTACAAGTAAAACAACATTAGCAATGTATTGTGGGTTGACTCTTTTAAACAAAAAAAGAATTTCTGATCTTGTATTGGTTCGTTCGGCAGTAGAATCTTCGGATTCTAAACTTGGGTTTTTACCCGGTGACATCATGGACAAGTTTAATGTTTATCTAACACCATTTCACGATAAATTTTCAGAATTATTGAATAAATCTCAAGTCGATAGATTACAAAAAGACAATAGGATTACTATTTGTCCTATCAATTTCGCAAGAGGTTTACATTTTTCTGCAAAATTTGTGTGCGCGGATGAGATTCAAAATTTTTCAAAAAGAGAAATTCATACAATAATGAGCCGTATAGGAGAATTTTCTAAAGTTTTTCTATGTGGAGATCCAGAACAAAGTGATTTACCAGCAGGTAAATCGGGATTTAACAAAGTATATGATCTTTTTAACAATGAAGAGGGAAGAGAACATGGTATTTTTTGTATGGAATTGACAGAGGAAGATATTGTTCGTTCTGAACTTTGTAGGTACATTACCCATAAATTTAAAGAATTACAAACAAATGAACAACCAAAATATGATTGGAAACCATCAGAAGGAAAGTAAATATTGATATGAATAATAAACCAGAATACAAACAAGTAACAAATATACCAATCGGATGTACCTTTTGTGGTTCTACCGTACATGGAAAAGTAGTCGGAGAACAAGTTAGATGGGTATGTCCCAGATGTTCAAATTTAGTTAAAGTTGGAAAATCAAGTTAATGATAAATTTGAAGAAAATATTGAACGAAGATGTTGGTAGTATCTGGTCGCCTAGACAATACCAAGCCAGTAGCATGGCTCCAAGAAAAGATCAAGGTCCATTATTTTCTCAAAGAGATGGTAAAAACTTTCCATATCAACAGAATGCGCCCGGTGTGTCGCAATCTACTACAAATGAGCCACAAAAACCAGAAACTTTTCCTTGGCCATTACAAAATATAAATAGCGATTTAGCAGATGGTTTAATTTTCATATTAGAAGCTGCTAAAAAAATAAGCATTTGCGGTAAGATTAATAAATCGTTAACAAAAAAACAAAAAAACAATTTAGTTCAAGTTTATAAAAAACTTATCGTTGTATCAAAAGAGATTGAAAAAATTGGTATTACTTTACCAAGTATGATTAATATGTCATCAGAAACAACCGAACAAATTCCACCTCAACCGTTCCAATCTCCTTATATACCATCTTCTGTACCAGTTTCTAGTCAAGAGACATCAAATTTACAATCACAAAAGTTGTAAATTGCTTGACAATATTTTAAATTTAACATAATATATATTCATGTTAATAAATAAAATTCTTTTTAAGAATGTATTAAAATCAACAATCACGGTATTGTTTATTTCTTTACTTGGTGCTTATGGTGGACATCTTTTTGGTTTAAGTTTCTTTGGAATCTTTTATATACTTTTGTGTATTCAATATGTTTTGTTTTATTCAATATCAAAAGTAATAAATTCATTTTTTATAGAAAAAACAAAACAAAAACAACTGGAAAAATTAGAAAATCTTTCCACAATTTTAAATTGTGCATATTGCAATAAAGAAAATATTATGACATTTTCTCCAGATGATAATTCTAGAGTAGAATTTACTTGTAATCATTGTGATAAAAAAAATATGGTGACTATTCAATTTTTAGTAGCAAGAATTACAGAATCTGTAAACATACCAAAAGTTACAGGTGTTCAATTAGAAGATATTTAAAATGAAAAATAAATCATTAAAATGGTGGGAAACTGTACACGCAGAAGCATCGGAATTAGCTAGATGGATAGCATTATACGAGGCGGTTAATACAATTGCCGATAAAGCAGAAGAAAAAAATATACCTTTTGATAAGGTAGAATTAAAACCTATAGCTATTCACAAATACATGGATGCAACAGAAAATAATATCTTGAAAAAGGTATTACGACAAATTTATAAAGTTGATGTTTGTTATAATGGAGATGCACCAAAAGAATATTTAGAAATTCTACCAGAGCCTAAAAACGAATACTCAGTATATTAGTAATCACCATATACTGATGTATCACTGCAAGGATTTTCTATCAAGTAATCAAAATTTTTCTTTGATGCTTGCTCTATAATATCATTGTCATTATTTGGATTATTCCCATCACCAGAACCAGCACTGCCTGTTTCGTGACTATAATCATTACGTTTAGCCTTAAAAAACCAAACATAATGTCCTGCTATGGCATTTAATTGAAATTCATCAATTACTTCTGTTATTTCATAAACAGTTGGTCCTCTTTTTGGAAAATTTAAACGATCACTTCCAAATTCAGACATTTTTATTAAATCTCCCGCTTTTGGTTCAGAACTAACTCCAAAATTTTCTGTAAAATGATATGGATGAATAACACCATTCATATCACTATCTGCTACTATACCAAATTTGGATAACATATAAGAATCATTATTCAAATTTAAAAGAACAACCATTGATTTTGGTGTTTGAAATGATGTATTTGGTTGTTCTCCGTATATAGGGTTCATTTCATCTATGGAGGCATTATTAAAATAGTATTCTATTTCTTGACCATTTATTTCAATTTGCTCTTTCCACCAACGAGAAAAATTATTTCTTTCATTGGCATTTATTTGTTTATTTAAAAATCTTAATTTTTCCATAATTAAGCCTTTTTCATTTGAATAGAATAACCTTTTTGTGGATCATATACCAAAAATCTACCAATTCCGGTTTGTTCATTTTTTTGTTTTAATGCTATTTCAAAGGGTTGTGTTTTGTCTCTTTTGTCTAAATTAAGACTGTAATCATTTATTATTTTTTGTAATTCTACTTCTGATATTTTTTTAAATCCGGTATTATAAGATGCTTTAACTACGCTTTGATTATTATAATCATTATGTGGAGAATGGTATCTAGCAACTATGTTTGTTTTCTGATTTGTTATACCAGCTTCGGTTCTATGTCTAGGATTTGATGCCAATTTAATATTTGCTATACCATTATTTTCAAAAAAAGTTTTAAAGTTCATCATATATACTTATAACAAAAAAAGCCCTGCTTTAATAAGCAGGGCTTTTTATTTAATTTATATTTTTTTATTGATCAAAAAGACCTTTTCCAACTTTTACACCACCAACATTGTTGTTTTTTCCGGTTAGTTTGGAAATAGCACTGTCAGTTGAGTGTTTTTCAATCTTTCCATCCGCACCTTTAATTGCAGATGAGGTTGCAGACTTCTTTGAAACTGGTACTGCACCCTTTACGACTTTATTTTTCTTGCTGGTTAGATGACCTTTATCTAAATCTTTAACCAAAGCATGTCCTAATTCTTTGGCATCTACGGATTCTTTGAATGGATCTTCTTCTTCGTCTTCACCATCAACAGAAGAATCTTCTTCGGAATCATCAAACATTTCATCTTCGGTTTGATCTTCGCTATCGGTTTCTTCTTCGGTTTCGCCTAAAACTGATTGTAAAACATCAACCAATTTTTGTGCGGTTTCTCTATCTAATGTGAAAGATACTTCTTCGGAACCTTCTTCGGAACCTTCTTCGGAACCTTCTTCGTCTTCTATTCCTTCTTCGGAACCTTCTTCACCAAATCCAGAACCAAACTCATCAGATGATTCGAGTTCGTTATCTTGGTCGGTAGAGAAGTTAAATTGTCCTTCTTCACTTAATACTCTATTATAAAGAGCATCAAATGGATTTAATGATTCATTTTTAGTTTTTTTCATAAGTTTTGGTTCACCCGTAGCACCTTTAGTTGTTAATTCTGCTGGAGCTTCTTCTGGAGTTTCTAAATCAACATTATCAAGTGTACAATCAGAATCTGGTACGGAAGATTCGTCACCGAAAACTTTACCTACTTGAGATTTGGTTGATCCTACTATACCAGAAGATTTATCTGATTCTTCTAACATTGTTAAATATGCTTTTGTGATTGGGTCCATAATATTTGTATGAATATTTACACTAGTTATATTACAAATCTATAAAAATTATTTCTTTTTTGGTTTAACTTTATCAGAAGTAATTTTTTTACCGGATTTTTTTGCTGACTTTTTAATTCCTTTAACTATTTCTTCTTTATGTTTTTTACCAAATTTTTTACCAGTTTTCTTTTCCATGGATTTTTCAATCGCCCAAGGATTTACTTTCTTTTTTGCTTCAACGATTGGTTGAATACCATGTACAAAATTTTCAGATTTTACTATTTTTTTTATATAATTCTTTTTTTCTTCATCCTCATCCTCTTCATCATCTTCAGAAACGGTTTCTGTTTCAGATGTCATATCTTCTTCATCGGTTTCAGATTCTTTTTTATCAGTTTCAGATTCTTTTATTACATTATTTAATAAAATTTTTTGATACGCTTCTTCCAATAATAATTGATCTTTTGTTCTCATGTTAATATTTACTTATATTTATCTAATATAATATTAGATTCTTTTTTCAAATCCAAACATTCTATCAATTCGTAATCATTTTCACCATTAACCCAAACAATATATGATTTAGGAACTTTGAATGATGTTACCTTTTCAATTATTGTAGAATATAAAGATAATTGTAGACTATATTTTGCATATTCACATTGTTGTAAGTGTTTTAATTCTTTTAAAAGAGTTTCTTTTCTTGGATTTTTTCTTTTAATTTCTTTATTTGTTTTATAATCAAACATAACCAATTCATTAGTTTTAAAATTATAAGAAAGGTTATCTATACTACCACATATACCCGATTCTTTATCACCAATAACAAATTCACATTTGATTAGAATATGATCTTGTTTCCACCAGTTATAAAAATTTATAAAATTTTTAATTAATTTTGCAACTTCATTATAATAGTTTTCCACCGAATTATTAGATTTGAAATCTTTTCTTTTATTAAAAAACAAATTTATAGAGTCTCTATCCAAACTGGTTTGTTTCCTATTAAAATAGTTTTCGACATATTTGTGAAACTCTGATCCTTTATGACAAGAATAATCTTTCGTAAATTCCCATTGATTCAATATTTCATCAACACTAAAACCATCTCTTTGAGCAACAAACGATGCCGCTTTTTGAGAATCGAAAGGTTTTTCGTAATTTTTAATCAATTGAGAAACTGACATTTTAGCAGGTTCTCCTGCTATCGTATACTTGTGATTTTTTTCTATAAATAAAATATCAGAAAAACTATTTTCTAAACTAACAAGAGTATCGAAATTCATATTAAAATCCGAATCCAATTTTCTTTTCTTCTTTTTTAGTTTCTCCCATTTCGGTTTTCTTTGTTAGATTATAAATCTCAGCAATTACCATCTTTTTTGTAATATTTTCTTCTATTTCTTTTTTGGAGAATCCAAGATGCTTTGCGAGTTTTTTGGCATCCTCTATTTCCAGAGGTCCAAATTCATAATCAACTTGCAATCTACCTTTTCTACGCAATGCTTCATCGATATCTTGTTTTGCACAATTATATGTGATGATCAATGGACATCTCAATACATCCCCTAAAATACCATCAGATAAGTTTAGAAGAGATGTTACAGCAGAAGAATCGTAATTATCCCCCATTCTTTTTACTATTGCTTTTTCGGCATCTTCTAGAATCAATATTGAATTTTTCTTTTTCAGAAGACTAGAGAAAGTAGTTGGATCATTAATAAAAGATTCTATCATTGTTGCTGGAATATAAATAAAATCTTTGTTTACTTTAGTAGTAAGATACTTTAGGAAGGTGCTCTTTCCCGCACCCGGTGCACCATGAAACATATACAAACCATTATCGTTTTTGTTTAGTCTATCGATAATTTCTTTTTCAATACCCAAAAACTTTTTACCATAGTTTAATTCTATGTTAATATCTTCTGGTATCTTTATATCAATAGGATCAAAAACATATTCATCATATCTATTTTTTACATACATATGAATTTTAGTAGATTCGTGTTTTGCTATAAATGATTCAAAATCATTTAAATGTAAATTGGTAATATTTGATGTGTAAATTATAAGCATCTCATATGTTTTTTTAGAATCTTCTTTTTGTTTTTCTTCTTTAGATTTCGTTTGAAAATCGATATATTCTCCCTCGGTTGAAACAAATCCTAGAGAATTTGAATCATCGACTTCATCCTTTACCATCAATTTTACAAAAATATCTTTATATTCAAAAATTAGAGTTCCGCTTTTAAATGAAAAGGTATCTTTAATCAAGGATTTTAAATTTCCTGTACATGAACTATACATTAAACTACCGTTTTCTAATAAAAAATTCAAAATATCGGATTTGAATGCTTCGCTTATATACAAAAAACAAGGAGGATAATCGGAATATGTTGTAATGTATTTATTAATAGGAAAAAGGTTTCCACTATCATGAATATCGTAATAGCCCTTTAGATCTGTTTTGAATTTGTTTTTTGAATTGAACATAAAAATATGATACTATATTATAAAAACTATTAATGCAATAAAAAAATAAATATATATATGAAATCTTTAACCAAAAAACAAATTTACGAAATACACGAAAAATGTGTAAATTTGGTTAAAAGAAAACCCGCAGAATTTTTTTCATTTAGAAAAATGAGAGCATCGGTAGGATTGTGTAATTGGACAGACATTGAATTGGATTATAGGAGAGATTTATTATCAACTGCGTATCATGAATGCGTTCATTACTTATTTCCCGATTATTCTGAAAGTATGGTAAAATATATAGAAAGTAGAATAGTAAATGTTTGTGATCCATTGGATTTAGCATATTTTCTAAAAATACTATCCAACAAGTTATACAAATCCGAACTGCAAAAGTATAATTCTAAAACAAAAAATGCTTTGACTTCTAGAAAAAAATAGAAGATAATTGGAGAACATTCATTAAATATAATACTATGATTTTCGAAGAACAAATTTCACGCAAACCAAACAAATATCCATGGACAGAAAAATTTATCGAAAGTATGCACAATGGATTTTGGACCGATAAAGAATTTTCATTTAAGTCTGATGTTCAACAATTTAAAGTAAATTTAACCGATCAAGAAAGAGAAATTGTTATACGTACATTGTCAGCTATCGGACAAATCGAAATAGCAGTAAAAACCTTTTGGGCAAAGCTTGGTGAAAACCTTCCCCATCCCGCATTACAAGATTTAGGATACGTTATGGCTAACACAGAAGTCATTCATAACAATGCTTACGAGCGTCTTATTTCCACGCTTGGATTGGAAGATGTTTTTGAAAAGAATTTGAAACTCGACTGGATTCAAGGAAGGGTAAAATATTTAAAAAAATATACACATAGATACTATAAAGATTCTAAGAAGCAATATGTATATGCTTTAACTCTTTTTACATTGTTTGTTGAAAATGTTTCTTTGTTTTCTCAATTTTACGTAATCAATTGGTTTGCTCGTTTTAAAAACGTTCTTAAAGACACCGATCAACAAGTAAAATATACTCGTAATGAAGAAAATATTCATGGTATGGTTGGTGCTCAAATCATCAATACTATCAGAGAAGAATATCCGGAATTGTTTGATGACGAATTTGTAGATAAAATTCTTACTGAAGCTAAAGAAGCATATGAATCAGAAGCAAAAATTATTGATTGGATGATAAATGGAATTAAAGAAGATGGTCTTAGTGCTGTTATACTTAAAGAGTTTGTTAAGAATAGAATAAATGAATCCCTTAAAATGATTGGTTTTCCTCCTGCTTTTGAGATTGACAAAGATATTATTTCTTCTACAATGTGGTTTACGGAGGAATTATTGGGTAATAATATGGTTGATTTTTTCAGTTCCAGACCCACAGAGTACTCTAAAAAATCACAATGCTTTGACGAAGATGCATTATTTGGTTAAAATTAATAAAAATATATGACAAACAAATACGAATGGCTAAACAAAGACTCACGAAAATTTCTCGAAAGAGGTTATTTGTTAGAGGGAGAAACAGCAGAACATAGAATTAGAGATATTGCAGAAGCAGCAGAAAAATATCTCGGAATTAAAGGTTTCGCTGATAAGTTTGAGGGGTATATGCAGATAGGCGCATATAGTTTAAGTTCTCCCATCTGGTCAAATTTTGGAAGAAAAAGAGGATTGCCAATTTCATGCTTCGGTTCTTATATTCCCGATACAATGGAAGGAATCATGGAGAAGGTTTCGGAGACTGCCGTGATGACAAAACATGGGGGCGGTACATCGGCATATTTTGGTAGTGTAAGAGGAAGAGGAACTCCAATTTCATCCGGTGGAGAATCTACAGGTTCTGTACATTTCATGGAATTGTTCGATAAGCTAATGAATGTTGTTTCGCAAGGAAATGTTCGTAGAGGATCATTTGCCGCATATATTCCAATTGATCATCCAGACATTGAAGAATTTCTAAAAATCAAATCAGACGGTTGTGAAATTCAAGATCTCTCGATAGGTGTTTGTGTTTCTGATGAATGGATGAAAAAAATGATTGATGGTGACAAAGATGCTCGAAAAATTTGGGGTCTTGTTATCAAGAAAAGATTTGAATCTGGTTATCCATATATTTTCTTTAGTGATAATGCTAATAATCAAGCACCGCAAATATATAAAGACAAAGGAATTAAAATTAATAATTCCAATTTGTGTAGTGAAATTTTTTTGAGCAATTCTGAGGATGAATCATTTGTTTGTGATCTTTCTTCATTGAATTTAGAAACATGGGAAGAATGGAAAGATACTGATGCGGTAGAAGTTTTGGTTTATTTCTTGGATGCTGTAATGTCAGAGTTCATCGAAAAAACCGAAGGGATGAAGTTCATGGAAGCTCCTAGAAAGTTTGCCATGAATCAGAGAGCATTGGGAGTAGGTGTTCTTGGTTGGCATTCCTTACTGCAATCCAAGATGATTGGATTTGAATCAATGGAAGCAAAGATACTAAACAATCAAATTTGGTCTTTTATTAGAAAAAAATCAGATATGGCAACTATCAAATTAGCAGGTATTTTGGGGTCTGCACCAATTTATGATGACAGTAATAAATTAGAATATTATAGACGCAATGTTACTACATTAGCTGTCGCTCCTACAACATCATCCAGTTTTATTCTCGGACAGGTATCACCAAGTATAGAACCTCTTAATAGTAATTATTTTGTAAAGGATCTTGCTAAGGGTAAATTTACATTCAAAAATCCATATCTTAAAACTCTTTTAAAAGAAAAAGGTAAGGATGATGATGAAACGTGGAAATCTATTCTTGTTAAAGGTGGAAGTGTTCAGCATTTGGAATTTCTTTCTACAAATGAAAAGGATGTATTTAAAACATTTGGTGAAATTTCACAAAAAGAAATTATTATTCAAGCTGCTCAACGTCAAAAATATATCGATCAAGGACAATCATTAAACATCATGATTCCTCCAAATACAAAACCAAAAGAAGTAAATGAACTTATGATATTTGCATGGGAACAAGGTATTAAATCATTGTATTATCAACGTAGTGCAAATCCAGCGCAGGAGCTTGCCAGAAGTATAATTACCTGTCAGTCCTGTCAAGGATAAGATTAATGTTTACAATATACAATCAATCAGAATGGTCGAATATATTAAAAAATAATTCAAAATTCGACCTTTCAATAAAAGAAGAGATATGGGAAAGAACAAGGTGTTATGACGTTCCTTTGGTTGAAATTAATAAAACAGATGCGGAATCAGACTTTCAATCACTGAAAAATTTAAACACAATTCCTCTAATTAAAGAAGGAGATTTGTTCAGTAGATATGATTATAAGTGGGAATTGGGTAAGAAATACATAGATTCGTGTAACATCGGAAATAAATCATCAAATTTCTTTCATCAAGATTTAAGATATAAATGTGATTCTATAAATTCTCCTTCTCCATATAGAACATGGCACACCAAAAAGTTCTTCATAACTTTATTAAATGCTCTCTGGACGCTAAAAGTTAAGGAAGTCACTTCTGATACACTAAGAACCTGTATTGCTATGAGAAAGTATATTGCAAGTCAATTTCGTCCATCTGCCGCGAAAGCAATATACGATCATTTTAATGCCGAAAATGTGTTGGATTTTAGTTCTGGATGGGGAGATAGACTTAATGGTGCAATGGCATCACAAAGCATTAAAACCTATGTAGGAATTGATCCAAATGATAGTCTATATGATTCTTATGAAGAGCAAATAGAGTTATTTAATAGTGGAAAAAACATTAAAATGAATTGTTTTCCTGCCGAAGATTTTTTACCTTCATATAATGAAACAGAATTTGATTTTATATTCACAAGTCCACCATATTTCATAATAGAAAGATATTCAAAAGAAAATAATCAATCATGGCAAAGATATAAAAAGATAGATAAATGGCTTTCTTCTTTTCTTTTTCCGGTTATTGAAAGTTCTTGGAGATTATTAAAATCTGGAGGACATTTAGCAATAAACATAAGCGATGTTTATTGTAATCATACCATAAACAGAATATGTGATCCCATGAACGATTATATTTCATCACTAACAGGATCAACTAAAGTTGAAAATATAAATTATAGAATGGCAAAAAGAATGGGTAGTAAATCTGACAAGAGTGGAATCTTTGTAGAACCTGTTTGGATATGGAAAAAAATATGAGAAAAACTTGGTATAAACATGCTATGGATATAGCAGAAACTGCTATGCAAAGATCAGAGGATGTGTATAGAAAGGTTGGAGCTTGTATTTTAGGTAAAGAAAATGAAGTTTTAGCAGTTTCTTATAATGGATTAGGATCTGGTAAAAATGTTGATGAATCATTTTGGGAGGATAGGAATAATA